GCGCCGGTCCGGCTGTGCTAGAATTCGGCCCCGCGCACACTCGCCGGTGTGACGAAATTGGTAGACGTAGCGGACTTAAAATCCGCCGGGGCAACCCGTACCGGTTCGATTCCGGTCACCGGCACCACTGTCAAGATCTGCACTTCACCTTTCTTCATTTAGTCCTTGTTTCTTAAGGCATCAGCCCCATGCGGGATTGATGCCTTTCGGTTTTCCGCAGTTCATTTCTGATACCATTTGCCAAAAATTACCAAAAGGATTGGCAAAAATGGCGGCGCCGAAGAAGGAAGGCAGCGTATGGCGGCATCGTATTATGGTCAAGGGCAAGCGAGTCTCAGGGACCTTCGCTACCAAAGCCGCGGCGCTGGCGTGGGAGGCCGAGCAGCGGATACAGATCGTCGAAGGCGGCACAAGCGGCAAGAGCAAGACGTTGCGCGATGCACTAGAGAAGTATGAACTCGAGGTGTCAAAGAAGAAGCGCAGCTATGCCAATGAGGCGAAGCGTATCGCCTGGTTCTCCACAACCGAACTGGCCGAGAAGCGGATTGCCGAAATCAAGCCCGCAGACGTTGCCGCCTGGCGCGATAGCCGTTTGCGTGAAGTGAAGAGCTCATCAGTCAACCGAGATATGAATCTGCTTTCGCATGTCTTCACGGTAGCCAAACGAGAGTGGGGATGGATCAAGGATGTGCCAACAAAGGACGTCGAACGCCCAAAAGACCCGCCGCATCGTGATCGTCGCGTTAGCGAGGAGGAAATCGACCTTGTCTGCCTCCAGCTCGGCTGGGATCGCACAATTCCCGGCGAGCCAGTAACCAAGCAGCACCGTGTCGCACTTGCCTTCCTGTTTGCCATCGAAACGGCGATGCGCGCCGGCGAAATATGCTCCCTTAAGAAAGGCGATGTCCAGGGCCGAGTAGCGCGCCTACATATGACGAAGAATGGTCGGCCGCGTGATGTCCCACTATCGCCGCAGGCTTTGGCTATATGGAAGCTCGTCCCAAGCGGATTTGACTTGTCATCCGCTATTCTTGACGCCCTGTTCCGCAAGGCCAAGAAGGCGGCTGGCATCGAGGGATTGACCTTCCACGACACCCGTCATGAGGCCATTACACGTCTTGCGCAGAAGCTTGACGTGCTTGACCTTGCAAGGATGGTCGGGCACACGAACATCAATCAGTTGCGCACGTATTACAACCCAACCGCAGACGATATTGCCTCAAGATTGGGCTAAGTCGTAGACTGCGGGCCCAACCACATGCGGCACAGGCGCGGCATGGCGTTGCGGCTGACGCTGATGCGCAGGGCCTATTGACATCGGTAGGAACAGCGGCTCATCCCGCTGTGGGCCCTGCCGCTTCACGAACCCGATATTGATCCCGCCAGGGGCCGGCCGCACGCTCAAGCGCAGTGGCGCCGGCGAAGCGTCGACCTCCGCGGCCAGTGGGCGCATATTGAAGAAAAGCGTTTCGCCCTGCTGTGCTGCGAGGTGTAGCCGGCGTAGGCTGTCGGCGCGCACGTGCTGAATGCGTGAGCTGCTTGTCGACCCTTGACCCGGCCAGAACAGCAAGGCGCCACACCCACCGCTGCGCAGCACCTGCTCCGCGGCCCACAGTGCGTCGGCCGTTCGATCGGCGCGCAGCCAGATCGCCGATCTTGGCGGAATACCCAAGGCCGTGAGCGAAAGGATCTGAGGTGCGTGTGGCGGCGTCAGCAGCACCACTCGCCGAGCAGCCACCTTCGCCAGCGCCGGCGCCAACAACCGCATTTCGCCAACACCAGGTTGCTGCACAAGCAGGTCGACCAGAGTACCCGTCGGCCAGCCGCCGCCCGGCAATTGATTCGACAACGTCGGGTGGCCGGTGTCGATGCACTGCGCCCGATTACGGGCAAGCTGCGAAGCGCGCCAGAGTGACGGGTGCAATTGCTCAAGTTCGGCGGCGGGCGGTAGCTGGCTCATGGTTGACCCAATGAAGTACTGTTCTTTTATACAGTATATCAGAGCCGGTTGCGCTTCCTCCCGATGCTCGGTTGACGTCCGCCAAGTTGCTGTAAACCCAACACTGCGACCATGTACTCATCAACGACGGAGGGCATATGGGCGCAACGATCTACTGGGGCGATGTGGAAAAGCTTGAGGAGCATGTACCGTATCGCGATGGCGAGTGCGTGGCACTTGTCCAGGCTGTGACGAGCGTTGGGCCAACCAGCGCGTGGCGCCCGGGCCCACGTGTGGTCGACCTTAGCTACCTAAACCCAGGCACCGTGATCGCCAACTTCGTGGACGGTCGCTTCCCGAACAGGCATGGATACCATGCGGCGCTATTCATCGACTTCGCCCGAAGCGTCAGCGGCAACGTGATGAGTATCCGCGTAATGGATCAATGGCGCGGCCGGCGACCGGACAAAGTGAAGTCACGCGAGATTCCCCGGCGGGGCAAAAGCCATCAGGAAGGCAACCCCTATTCGGACAGCGACAACGCCGATCAGTTTTACGTGGTGATGTCATGAGGGCGCTGCTATTCGCGTGCTTAGTAGCGCCGGCTGCTCATGCCCAGGTGATTGAATGCCCGAAGTTCTACCCATGGCAGGACACGCCGATAGCGGAGGTGCCGCATCAGCATAAGGGCAAAGGCTTCGTCGCTAAAACAAAGCTGACCGGCGCTGGCATGTACGCCGGCGACATAAACGGCCAAGGCGAGCTACACGGCGAGGAACAGAAAGTGAAAGGCGGATGGGATGTGCGGCACGGCTTCGCGGCGGTGGACCAGAAGTGGCTGGTGTGTTCGTACGGCTCCGGGCAGGTAACCTGGTGGGAGCAGCTCGACGCGAAAGTGACAAGCTGCATGCTTCAAACCCGCGAAGGCGGGCGCGATCCGATGGATATCAAGGCGACATGCAAGTGACGCAGGACGACGACGCGCGGAGTGACCTGATCACCGCCAGCCGGGTTGACCTCGCGCTCATCCTGCTGCCGCTGGTCGGATGGCTCAAGACGTCCTACACCTTGGCGGCGAGCGGCGTCCCGCTTGAGGTCGCTGTGCGGGTCATGGTCCTACCGCAAGCACGCAGGCCTACGCGGCCAGCAGCATTTCTGGCGTGACCGTATTGGGGGAACTCAGATCATGCAGCCTAAATGCAGGCGCCGCTTCGCCTCTAGATATGCGGCTTGAGCCAACTCGGGAGTCGAAAATGACCCAAGGTGAATTGACTTATTGTGCATACTGATGCGCGAATAGAAAACGTTCTTTCGCTTATCAAAGTAGACACCAAGGAGCCCAGTGCTCCGGTTGTTCGTCGCTTCCCGCTGGTTTTCGAGATTGACCTTCCGAGGAACATCGCGCAGGTTCGCTATCCTATTATCTGACCGGCTGCCATTGATGTGGTCTACATCGCCGACCGGCCAAAAGCCATAAACGTATAGCCAGGCCAGCCTGTGAAGCTTGTAAGATTTTTTGTTGAGACGAACTGTCTTGTAGCCGTATAGGTCAGGCGTTCCAACCTCGGCGCCGACGATAGCGCGGGATCCGCGCGAGACCTTCCAGCGGAATATTCCAGTCTGAGGCTCATAGTCGAGGAGGCCCCGCAGCTCGTGCGCAGTGATAGAATTCAGGTCAGCCATTTAGCCTCCGTACAGGTTAGTTGGTCAGAAGCCCGCCGCTCGCGTCAACGATCAGCGGGCTTTGTCATTTTACTGTATGCCTGAACAGTATCAAGCGGTTTCGATCATCCCCACATCGCACCTGTGCCTCTCTACCTCACCATGCTCCTTATGCATGACGATCAGGCGCATGTCGCGGCCAGCACGGTAGCCCTGCCCCGCATGCCAGGCGTCACGCGCCGCAAGAGTCCGGAAGTACTCAACAATGCCGCCGCGGTATTCTTTTACGTCCTGATGATGGACGTGACCGACGTAGACGTACCTGTGAGCGGTAGCTCCCCACTCTGCCGGCCTGTCTGCCGCCATCACCGGAATCATGTCCGGGCCCTTGATGGTGTCACCGTGGGTTGAGCCGATCAGTACTTTCCCGAACTGGAAATACCACATTGTGGCAGGCGACAAGTCAACCTCGACGCGCGGCTCGTTCTGGAAGTAGCAGGACAGCATCAGCGACAGGGCATAGGACGAGTGCCCATCGTGGTTGCCGCGGTTGATCCGGACGATCACGCGCGCATGCCGCTCGAGCATCCGACGGATGCAGTGAATCATCGTCTGCAGGCCAATGCGCTGCACCTTCGCCCAGCGGCCGTCGACGTCCAGCTGGTGTCCGGACTGGCTTTGGTTCTTCTGATTATCGGCATGGAACATATCACCGAGATTCAGCAGCAAAGCTGTCTGCGCCGGTGGCGCGCTGGCCACTAAGCGATCGACTGCGCCGCAGGTCAGCTCCTCCGCCTTCTTCAGGTCGAAGTCTTCGCCGGCGTCCTGCCACCACGCGTGCATTCCAAAGTGGGGGTCACCCATGGGATAAACGCACATGAGGGCTTCATCCGCGAAGGTTGGCGCCAGGGTAATCGGGGCAAGGCCCTTTACGTCCTCGGCAAGGGCCGCCGCGAACTCCCGAAGGATCTCAGCCTGGCGCGCCTTGTCCGGCTCCCCGATCACCCACTGCTGACCGATTGAGCCGTCTCCCTTGTAATTCGTGCTTACGCGTGCGAGCTTGAGTCCATCAGGAACAGTGCGTGTCATCCCGCTCTCAGGTGCGTATCCGCGCAGTGCGGCTGCAGTGCGAAGGCGATGCATCGATTCCTGGACGGCGTTCTTTGCCACGCCAAGTGCCTTGGCAGCTTTGCGCATGCTGCCGTGCTCTTCGATCGCCTGGATGTACTCAATCTGCCGCACGGTCGCGAACTCGATCAGCCTCGGGTCGACGATTGGTTGCTTGGTCATGCTTTTCCTTTGCTTGGGCCAGGCCACGCCGGGCTCTAGAGTAATTCTGGAGAGCTTTGGTCCAAAATGCAGATTTTGAACAACACCCGACGTTGCCTGAATTGCAAATTTCCATTAGTCACTATAAATTGAGCCTATGGACAAAATCTCATCCCTTATGCGGTTCTTCCGTTCGCTTGTCATTTCCCATGCTTGGGAATATGACAGCGAGGGCGGTGAGAGAACCTGTAAGGTTTGCGGTCGTCGCGAGGAGCACGACGAAGGTTGGGGCTTTTCTGGTACCGTCTGGCTTCAGAGGTCGAAAGGTCGCCCGGGCGCGCATCGAGAATTGCCGTAACCCGCTCAATGCGAAATGCGCAGGCTCAGGGATGCGGCTTCGGCACGCCCTGCGGCCATGCCTCGATTAATGTTCGCTTTTCGGAGTTGAGCCGCTCAGCTTCCTCTGCCACTTCTCGACGTCGTCCTGAGCACTCATCAAGAAGCTGCCCGTAGGTACCGGTGAGCGCACGTAGGGCATCTGCGGAATAGTCGGGCAGGCTGCGGTCGATCCTGGCGACGGCGTCGCGCAAGCCACTAGCAGCAGCGGCAGAGGTAGCAGCCAGGCTGCGGATGGTTTCTTCACGTTTGGCTCCTTCGTTTACTGCTGCGTCGCGGGCTCCGCGCCAAGCCTCAGACTGAGCCAGCGAGGCCTTTTCTGCGGCGGTGTTCGCTCGATCCCACTCGGCGCGCACCTCGTTACGCCCCACTTCGCGCTGATGTTCGAGCACCAGGTGCACGCCATAGATAGCTCCGCCGGCGAGTGCGCCGAAGATCAGGATCTCGGCCGCCAGCTTGTACGACGCCAGGCGAGCCAGCAGTGCGGCGATCATGCGAGCACCCCACCCTTCTGCACGAAAGCGGCCTGCAGGTCCGCCAGCTTGTGCTCGTGCTGCCCGTACCCTGCACCGGTCAGGCTGGCCCAGATGTTGTTGACCATGCTGACAGCCATGGCGAAGTCGCCCCTCTCGATCGCCGGCAGCGCCCCGCGCTCGCGGATTTGCTGCAACGCGATCTTGTCCTGCACCTCGGGCCCGAACCCGGTCAGCTTCAGCGAGGCTCGGTAGTAGTCGTAGTAGCGGGCCAGGAGCTGGTAGCGGCCGGCGGCGGTCGAGTTGAGGCCCGGGCGGAGCCGGACCAGTTTCCGCGGATGGTCGGAGTAGCCAGTGAACAGCTCACCGCCGACCATGACGTCATAGCCGTGGTCGTGGGTCAACTGCCGGCCGTTGTCCGTACCCTCGGACCACGCGATCATGTCAAGGAACGCAACGACATTTGGATTAAGTCCTTTTAGAGCCGGCATGTCATTTCCCCAGATTGCGTACTTCTGTGACCACATCGGCCAGATCGGCGTTCTGTCGCTTGGAGATGTAGTTAAACAGCCAGCGCACGATCGCCCAGCCCGGCAGGCCGCAGGCAAAGACAAGGCCGAACATGGCGACGAGACCGATTGGGGTATTTGCCCAGGACTGCAAGCCGAAATGCTGGATCGCCGCGGCGCCGCCCCCGACTGAAGCTGCTACGGTCGAGATGATTCCGACCGCCCACTCTTTCGGGCTTCGCGGTGTCATCGCGCACATCACGACGACCGACGCCAGCCCGGCGCCGATCGCCCCAGCGCCCGCGGCGCCGCCCAGCAGTTTCCACCCTGCGGCGCCAGCGGCTGCGCTGGAAATTGGTTCACTCATGTTTTGCGCCTTCATTTGGTAGGTGCGAAAAAAGAAAAACCCGCCGAAGCGGGTCCTGGTGGAGTCGGAGGCTTTCGCCACCTTTGGATCGGGGCCTTGGGGTAGTCGGCCATGTGCAAGTCGATGGGTCGAGCGCGCTTCATGACATCCGGATCGAGCAAGCGCGTGCCGCCAGCCAGGACAATGGCGAAGGCCAAGTCCGAACACCACCAGCAGCTATCGTCGCTCCAGTCCTCCGAATAGGTGAAAGGGATGCCGACAGCGCCGGACCAGTCGTAGCCCTTCCCAATCTGAGCTTCAGCAAACGCCTGCGCTGCATCGATGTTCGGAACCCAAACTGGCATGTCGCGGTAGATCGCTACGCCTTCCATTAGCTCGTCGACCGTGCCGGCGCGACAGCCGTGCGTCATGGACGCCTCGTAAGCGCGGTCTCCGATGATGGTAATGGCGTGGCTGAACTGGCGCGAGCCGGCGGCAATGCCGATCGCCAAGCTGAGCGGGTTGTAGGGCCAGCGGCTGGTGAGACGAACGGTAACGATCCCGGCGCGCATCACAGCCCCGCCGCGGTGATAAACAGCTGGTCGAGCGCTTCATCGTCGAAACCTAGCGCCTGACCGAGCAGGACCACCAGCGGCCGGGTACGCACCACGCTGCTCGAGTAGTCCCACTCAATGCGCGCAGCTTCCTTCTCCGGACTTGGGAGCGAGTCGATGGCCACGTCGACCATCGAGAGCTTTCCGGCACCAAGGAGCGCGAGCCGAGCTTGGCGCATGGTTACCTGCGGCGGCACCGGAATCGGCGCTGGAGGTGCGGCAGGCGCCAGCTCGATGCCGTCGCGCGCCTCGTTAGCGTGGTAGCGCGTCCAGTTATCCGTGATTGCATCGTCGATGACGATCATGCGCCCGACGTGTTCTTCAGGCGGCACCTGCAAGTAGCAGCCGTCGAGTTTTCCGGATTCGTCGTAGGTGACGTAGCGCGAAGATTGTGCGGTTTCATTCATTATTAACTGGCCTTTACTATCGTAACCTCGGTGTAAATTTCACCGAGCCCGTACCCGGATGAAATTCCCAAATCTAGCGAATTATTGGTAGGCGACGATAGAAAATGACGGACTTCGAACAGTTGGGCACTGGCGAGGACGAGTCGACCTGAAAAGACACTGTCGTTTTGAGTATTCGCCCCACCAACAATCCCAGAGTACGCGTTGCTGCCAAGCAGTGCGACCGTGCTCGTACTTACATTCCACAAAAGTGCCCGGTGCGAACTTGCGTTATACGAGGGCGCTCGACCCCACACGTCGTAAGTTCCTGCAAGCAGCACTATCTGATTACTGCTCAATGACGCGCCTGCGGTGTTGTATTCCGTCGTATTCAGCGTTCTCGTGACCGTAACCGCGCCGGTGCTGCCGCTTGCACCCCCATTGACATTTACTGCTTTTCGGTCAGTGAACTTCGCCGCTTGCGACGTTCCAGGGGAGCCCTTGTCGCCAGTACGTGTGAATTTGACCAACACTGAGTCGTTTGCGGCAAAGGGACTAGCCGAGCTTCCGCCGGTGCTCACGACGGTCAGCTTTCGGTAGCCTGTCGCTGTCGTGCGCGCAGTTACATCGAAGGTCAAGAACTTTGTCGGGTCGCCCAGCTTCACGATCCTGATCTGCCCCTTGACGGCACTGGTTGAAGCGTCGAGCTGATCGATCATCGCAGTGTTGTCGATGCCGTCCGATCCGAACAGGTCGAGGAATAATGAGGTCGCGGCGTTTTGGGTTGCAGCGTTGAATCGCAGCTTGCCGGGCGTCGGATCAGAATCAGTCGTGGACGAAACATCCACCGTGTACGAAAAGGCGTACGCGCCGCCAGCCGCGAGGATGTTCAGCCCCGAAACGAGCGCGATCAACTCGCCGACGAAGTTGATCAGCCAAGTAATGAAGGCGTCGACCCGGTTGGCGAAGGTCGTGCGGTCGCCCCGCTGCGGTGCCGCGGGCGGTGGTGTGAGAAATGCCATTAGATGAGCCCTTGTACAGAGAGAGATAATTCGCAGAAACCGGGATTTGAAGCCGTGATCTCGCCGCTACCGAGCCCGAATACGCGCAGAAAGCCGTATTCGGTCAAGCCGGAGGCGATCCACACCGCCGGGACATCGAGGAGGCTGCGAATCAGTTCAGTGACCGTATTCGCTTCCGAGTTGTCCAGGATCGCGGACGCTGTCATATCCATGGCGGTCTTGCGCCGGACGATTGAGGTTCTGCCGAAATCGTCAGTCTTGATATAGCTGTACGTCTTCGGCTTTGCCTTGGCGCCATACTGCGTCCGCCCAAGTGAGCGGAGATCTCCTACGCCGCAGTACCCGCACTTCACCGTGCCGCCGCCAGCAGACGACAGCGTGAACGTGAGTTCACCGCTGTTGTACTGCTCGATGTCGCTGGCAAGGAAGTCCGTCAGCGGCTTAAAACGATCAAAGAAATACTCGTCGTAGTCGGCGGGTTGCGAGCCTTCCAACTGGCCCGAATATGTGAAGACGACGTTCCCACCCGGCGCATCCTTTACTACGATGTCGATCTGCGCCGCATCCAAGCCCGCGGCATACAGGCCGGTGAAGCCCCCAGGCCGCATGACGACTGTCAGCGGCGAGACAGCAACCGTTTGGGTGCTTGCCTCGCCATCAAACATCGCCATGCGGTTGGTCGGCCCGTAGTCCAGCCAGTAGACGACAGCCCCAGCCTGGTTGTTGGCATCGGTCGGATCCTTCCCGCTATGCGCCGTCACGCACTGGTACACCCGGTGCGTGACAGTGCTGATGCAAAAGGTACCGGCCGTGTAACTAGTACCGCTCGCCCAGGGCGGATAGTCGTTTTCTGGCACCGTGCTGCTAATGAGCATCGAATCGTTGATGGCGACCGGAGCCAAAACACTCAGTGATGCCACCATTACGCGATCTCCACCAGCATCGGGGCGTTACCGCCTGCCGTTGCGTTTTCGAACATATCAGCGTTCCTCCTAGTGCTTTGCTCGATCTTGTCCAGCGCAGCCTGCTGCTTGGCGACCGTTTCGCGGAGCCCCCTGATCTCAGCGACCAGAGCAGCACTATCTCCACCGCCACCGCTAGCGCGGGCCAGAACCGACATGAGCACCCGGTTATCCGCCGCCGGGATGATTCGCTCACCCTGGTGGATAAGCGCCGGCATCGTCTCCGGCACAAAGTTCGTGCCGACGGCGAACGGGTGCAGCTTCTTGTACTCATCGCTTCCCAAGAGGCCGGAACGGATCGAGTCGAGCGAAGCGCCGCTATTCAGGAAGAACTGCAGCCCGCCGGCATCTGCCGGCCGACCAAGCACATCCTTGTACAGTTTCTGAACTTGGGCCTCGACCGAGCCGGAGATTGCTTCCGTAATTGCAGAGATCGAAACCCCGCTAGCCGCCTTGTCCTGCCAGAACTCAAGACCAGCAGAATCCGGCGTGCGACCTAAGGAACTCTGGTACGCCGCATTGATTGCCGATACACCTGCGACAGACGCGTTGCTCTGAGCGCCGAGAATTGCCGACCCGAGAGCCTGAAGCGCTTGCTCAATGTTTAGGCCGGTAGTGCTGATGCCCTTGAGTACGTTGACCTGCTCCTGGGCTTTGGTGAGCATCAGGTCATATTGCTCGATCTGTTGCTTGTCCAGATCGAGCTGCGCCTGCTGGGTGTCGAGCTGGTCGTCAGTAACAGAGCCAAGTGCTGCGATATCGCTCTTAGTCTGGTACAGGTCGCGCAGGTAGTCCTGGTACGAGCCAAACTGGCTCGACGCGTCCTCAGTCACTGCGCTTAGCGCCTTCTTCAGCGACGCAACCTGGTCATCCGACAGCGAGCCTCCGGCCTTCGTTACAGCCAGGTCCGCACGGATTTCGGCTTGCGCCGCCTGACGCCGAGAAAGCTCAGTGCCTGGGACTTTGAAGCTGTCCAAAGTGCTGGCGATTGAGTCGGAAAGCCCCTTCAGCCGGTTGACGGCGTCAGTCTCCTTGTCAATCCGCTTCTGCAGCAGATCCTTTTCGCGACCGACTATGCCCTGAAGAACTGAGTAGGCGTTGTCGACGTTGTTCAGCAGCGCCGAACCGTCACTCTTGACCTTGTCGATCGCTTCTGCGGCGGCCTGAAGATCCCAAAGCTTCTGGGTTGCGACCTTCATCGCTGGGCTCAGGTCAGCCAGAGCAAGAGCATGCTGCCTCTCCAGCACTGCCGCTTCGCCTACTTTGTCATTCAGAAGCTTGTAGGTCTGCGCCTGGATGTCCAAAAGGTCGTTGGCGGCATCCCGTTGTGCATCGACGACCGTCTTGAACGCTGGTGCGATTGACATCAGTTCGGTATATGCCTTGGCACCGGATTCGGTCGTCGTGTCGAGGCAGACGATGAAGTCTTGGAACATCTTCATCGCGTTGTCGCCTGAGGACGTCAGGCCATACTGAGCCAGCGTCGGATCGATGCGCGACTTCAGCGCTGCCGCCTGCTCCTGCTCGCTGAAGAAGTTCGTCAGGAAGTACTCGCCCTGACTGGTGAACTTGTCGAGCCCGCCGGCCAACTGCACCAGACGGTCACGCGCACCGATCGAGGCAATGCCGATCTCACCGAAGGTCTTTCCGAACGACTGGAAGACCACGTCAACGGTCTGATACTCGTTCGCGATGCGTGCCAGGGTCTCGAGGTAGCCTTCGCCAACCTGTTGGAACTGCGACAGGCCGCCGACGGCAAACTGCGCCATCTGATCGCCCAGCTTCGAGAAGACCGATTCCAGCGCCTTCTGCAGGTCGTCGCCCTTCAGATCCTTCAGGCTCACGTGCCCGATGTCGACCACGAAACTGTTGAGCTTGTTCGTGAAGTCGTCGCCCGAGAGCCCCAGCAATTCACCAGACGTCTTGATGCTGTCCGCCAGCGACTTGATGATCGCGGTGAACTGCTGGTTGGCGGCATCGCCCAGCGGGTTGGACTGCTCACTGGTCTTGTCCTTGCCAAACCAGCCGCCCGACGTCTTGATGTCTGCGTACTGAAAAGCCTTAGCGCCGCTGCCAAGGATGGCCGCAAGGCTTGTCGGGTCCATCTTGAAGCCCGAGTCCTCGACGCTTTGCTTACCGCCAAAGATCGAGGTTCCGACGCTTCCGAAGATATTGCCCAGGGCCGGAATCTTCGCGAGGAGGGAGCCGACAACAATCCCGCCCAGGCCCCACGAAGCAATCGACTTACCAAGGCCATTATTGGAATTCAGGCTACTGACGTCGGGACTTGTGATGTCCGTGCTGCGAACCAGCTGGCTAGCGAAGCTGCTGATGTTGTTGTCGATGCTGCGCAGGGTGGCGAGCATGCCGTAGTTGATCGCCAAGCCTTGGTACGTGTTCTTCTCGACCGCATCGAGCGCGCGCTGGATCGATTCGGACTTGGCACTGGAATCGCCCAATACCGAGCCGGCGCCCTGTGCCTCCTGCCGCTGTTGCGACAGGCTGACGCTGCTGCGACCGCCGGAGACTGCAAACCCCAGGCCCACCATCACGGCAGCCATCGCCGCCATCCGCGGCCAAGCGGTGTAAGGATCGCCTTGAGCCTGGTTGGCAACGCCAGTTACGGCTGCGGCCTGGCCTTTTGCCATCGTGGCTGCGACGTCTGGACCCACGCTAGCGATTGTCGCTTCGGTTTCAGCCTGCTTGCCCGCAATGACCGCAGTCGTGTAGGTACCGACCAAGCCCAATTTCTTGGCCATGTTCGTCAGCGCCATCGCCATCTCGAAAGCACGGAAGGTCTTTTCGACGCCCTCCATAGCTCGGTACCCGGCCGTGTTCTCCTTGAAGAAGCCCTTGGCGGCCGCGCCCATGTCACCGTACGACTTGATCTGAGCCTGAGCCGACGCCTGGGCAGCCATCTGGTTTGCGCGTTGGATCTTCTCCGGATCTCCGTGCGAATCCTTCAATGCGCCAGCTAGCTGCGCGGCGATTGCCGCTTGGGTGCGCTCGTAACCAGTGAGCGCGGTTGTCATTCCGCCGATCGCCGAGCCGACACTTCCGAACGCGCTGGCCATGCCTTGGGCGGCTGACTGCGCCGCTTCATCCAGCGCGCCAAGAATGTCGACCATCGCATTCAGGTCTTGCAGCGGCTTGTCATACGTCTCCTGCTTGACCGCGCCGCGAACCTTGGCGTCGCCGAGGTCGCGAAGCCATTGCGCCTGTTCGCGATATATCTTCGCGACCCTGTTCCCAGGCTCCTCAAAGTCAAGTGCTGCAGCCGTTTCTTCTTTCTGCGCAGCGAGACCATAAAGGCGTGCAGACTCCAATTCAGCGACCTGCTTTGTGGTCAGGCCGATAGCTTGGTTTGCTTCGAACTGCGCTTTGGTCTGCTCGATAAGGCTATTTCGTTCAGCCGTGGCCCCGACAATGCCGGCGTTATAAAGGGCATCGGAGGATTGGCGGCGACGCTCTTGAAGCTCGATCAGATCATTTTGTTGCTTCGCCTCTCGATTGCCGCGCTCAGTTCGGAGTTCCGCAATCTCGCCCTCTTTATCCTTTACATCCTTATCCTTCTGCGCCGGCGTACCGTAGATTTTTCCTTGGATTTGGGCCAGCTCTGCCTTTTTGTTCGCGATTCGTCGATCAATTGCTGCCAGTTCGACTTGAGCGGAATCCTTGATGGACTGCTCTTCGCTGACGTCACCGATTGCACGAAGAGTTTGGATTTTGGCGAGCGATCGCTGTGCCAGCAAATCCTCAACCGCTCCTCGGCGCTGCAAAGCAGCGATGTTAGATTCGATGCCGGCATTGAAAACGTCCGTATATTGCTTGCGAATCTCGATCAGACGGGCGTTAATCAGTTTCTCGCGCATGTCCGGAGCCTGGTCCGCAAATGCCTTTGCGCCTTCGTTCCTTGCCTTAGTCAGGTCTCGCTCCGCCTGGGCTGCGCGGTCAAGATACTTGTCACCATCAGTTAGCCAGTTATTACGCGCTTCGGTAGCGGCAGCGGCATCAGCCTCCGCTTTGGAAGCTTCTTTCGTGGCATCTCCCTTTGCCCTAAGTGCCGCAATTTCCTTCTCACTCTGGCCCAGCATCTTTTGATATGCCGCGGCCGAGCGTGTGTCCCGTATCTCGGTGGCCCGCGCCATATTCGCTTCGAGCGTGTCGCGCACACTCAGCAGCGCGTCCATCTTCTGCGAGTCCGACGGCCCGCGGCCGATGTTCAGCATGGAGTCGATCGCGCCCGACGTCGCATTTTTGATCCGGAGCCAGCCGCGCTCCCAGTCGGTCAAGCTGTCGAGAACCTTGTATCGCTGCTTATCGATGCCGTCGGCGTATGCCTGCTGGGCGAGGCTTGCTGCCTCGGAGGTTTTGCCTTGATCCTCCAGCGCCTTTACTTGGGCATACACAGCAGACGTGGCGATGTGATAACGGCCATTAAGCTTGTCGAGCGTCGCCAGCGGCGACTTTCCGAGCTCTGCAAATTCCGCAACGGTATCGGCAATGCTCCGCCCCAAAACATTCTGCGCACCGACCGCAGATGCCCCGAATTGCTTGAGGTTCTCAGCGCCGACTCTGCCAGTTTCAGTCAGTGCAGCGAGCGCAGCCGCAGCGTCACCCTGGGTGCCGACGGTCTTGCTGATCTCACGAGCGTAGTCCGCAAGCTGGCCGCGGCTAGTCCCTGCTGCGTTACCGGAATTGATGATGGCTCGGCTGAAAGCCGCAGCTTCTTTGCTACCTTCGTTATAGGCATAGGCGATACCCGCAATAACCGCTACGGTGACAGTGAGAGGGTTCACTAGTCCGAGAATCGATCGCCCTACGCCCCGCACGGCATCAGGGACGCTCCCAAACATATCGCGCAACTGTGAACCCTGCTGCAGCAAAACGGTGAGCGGAGCCTGTCCGCCGGCCAGCGAGATGGCGATATCGTTCAGTTGAGCCGGGACCATTCGCATGGCGTTAGCCATCTGAGCGGCAGACACGCCAGTGCGATTCATGCCCCCTTCGGCATTACGCAACTGAGCAATGAAGGGGGCTGCTTGGTTCGACACCCCCAGCTCTGCAGCTCGCAGCTCGAGCAGTTCAGCGCGAGTGCGGCCAATAGTCTGGATCTCGCGCTCTAAGCCTTGAATGAAAGAGTCACGTCCTGCTTGCTCGCGGTCGGCCAAGCGTTGCGCCTCTGCCTGATCACGAGCAGCTTGCGCGACTTGCTCTTGGGCGGCACGCATGTTCTGCAATTGCAGGATCAGTTGCGCCGCCTCTTGAGAAACCCCTGCTTGCGCGGCGCGGTATCGAAGCACTTCTTCGGTGGAGCGGCCGTACAGTTGGATTTGCTCACGCAGTCCAGAAATGAACGCCTCACGGGTTGCCTGCGCCTGCGCCAGCTCACGTTGAGCAACAGTTTGCACACGAGCAGCCTCAGCGCTTTCTCGGGCGGCAAGAGTCACTTGCTCCTGCTCGGCTCGCATTTGGCGCAACTGGGCAATCAAAGGCTCAGCCGCATCGGCTGCGCCGATTTGGGCAGCTCGGTAGCGCATCATCTCCTCAGTCGAGGCGCCGAACAAGGCGACCTGCTCGCGCAACCCGGCGATGAAGTTATCGCGAGTGGCTTGGGCCTGCGCAAGCTCACGCTGAGCAATCGCCTGGGCTCGCGCCGCTTCGGCAGCTCGCGACTGCTCCTCGTTCAAGAGCGCCGCCGCCCGGGTGGCGGCAGCCTGAGCCTGCTCAACCTCTTTCAGGCGGCTGATGTATGGAGCGAGCACATTGGCGTCTACGCCGCGATGGTTACCCCAAGCCTCGAAGTAGGCTGCGGTTGATTTGCCGCCGGCCTCCATAGCGATGGTCGTACGCTGAATTGCCTGGACAATGCTCCGCTGTGCGGCTTCCACTTGCCGTGAGGATGCAGCGGCGCCAGTGCCAACTTCCGAAACTGCGCGACCAGTATTACGGGCTGCGTCAGTGACTTGGCGGAGCCCTGCCTCGACACCTGACGCGTCAGCGACGACACGAATTGTTGCGGTGTTAGTGATCTCTGACATTTCAATCGCCCATAAAAAAAGCCAGCTCGAAAGCTGGCTCTGTCGTGTTTCTAAACTTAGCTACAAGATGGTGGCTTGCTCTTGAAGCGGCGCTCGATCGCGCCCGCAACCGCAGATGCGGCTACCTTGCACGACGTTACTGCTCGAAGTTCGCCCATCTCGTTACCGCGCTCTTTCGAGGCATCCAAATGCATTTCTTGCTTTTCCTGGATCGCTTCTTTGGTTATCTTTCGATCTCGGTCATTACTCTCAGCTCGGAGCTCAAGCGAGCAGTACGCGTCACGCATTTCCGGCAAGCTTGCACTTTTTAAGAACAAATACTCCGGCTCCGTACATGGTCGCCCTTGCGCAAAAGCGCTAACAGATACAAATGTCAGTCCGATCGATAGCAGGCGTCTCATTGCTCCCTCCTGGGTGAAAGAGCAAATATATTACCTCAATGCAACCCACGGATTGCGATTTCAAAGGGCCGTTGCGGCGGCTAGCCAAGCCCGCCTCATTCGCCCTTCTCGTGCATCGCGGCCAAAGCAGCTAGCTCCATAGCCTGGAGGTCTTGGTCGAGAACTTCATACTCCTCCGGAGTCAGGCCCATCCGGTCCATTCGACTGTATGCCACCATGAAGTCCAGGCCACTTGCCCCGCCTGGTGAGACACGCCACTGGGTTTGGAGCGACGCGAAGAGCAAATAGGCCTGGTGGTTCTCGGGCCATACCTCTACTGCCTCACCTTCAAAGTCTTCCGCTGTCAGCCCGGCAGCCGCGAGCTCATGCTCACTCGGCGCCGGGGTGTACATGGCCCGAGCGGCGCTTACGAGTTTCCCACGCGGCCTTCGTTGATGGCCTTGCGGTATGTGTCGATGGCGGCGGTGATCGCGGCCGGCACCTCGTCGGCCAACTGCTCCACTGCTGCACGATCGAACTTCTCATCCAGGTTCCAACCCTCGACCACCTGCATGAGGTAGTCCACCTGCAGGGTGACGTCACGGTCGAGCATGTCGACCTGCTTCAGCGGTTCGATCGGCTCCTTCTTTTCCGCCTTCGCCTTGATCGACTCGATGTCGGCGTCATGCTGCGCTTGGGCCGCAGCTTGCACCTCGTCGGTCAGCTCCGCGAGCTCTTTGCGGCTGCGGTATTTGTACGTCAGTTCCATGCTGCCCTCGCCGCCCTCCAGCATTGCGAAGGTGATGACGCGAGCGAACGATTTCGGGCGATTGCCCAGCTTGATTTTCTGTGCCATGGTTATTCTCTTTCGGAATCAGGATAAAAAGACCTGCGAGGTGCGACCCCGCAGGCTGGAAGGGTCGGCGCCGAGCTTGTTAAAGCGCTGACCTGGCAAAACAATTACGAGGCGTAGCGGACGACGCGGCCCTGCAGCGCCAGGCCGCACTTGACGGTCATGGCGCCGCTACCCATGGCGGGGTTGGGGTTGAAGCCCACGAAGCCGTTATAGAACAGCGGTGCGCCCGACGGCAGCACAGCGCGAACTGCGGTGACCGCCTGCGAATCAGTCGCGGCCTGCAGGACGGCGTTGTGCGGCAGGCTCGGATCGTCGGCGATGGTCATCGTCACCGAAGTAGCCGAGAAGCCGTTTGGCAGCTGGATTTCGTCCGGATAGTCGAGGAATTCCTCGGTCTGGTACTTCGGATCGCCGCCCGACACTTCGAACGACTTCATGAACGGAATCGGGGTCCAGGTCGAGATCTTGCGCAGCGAGCCGGCGCCGCCGCCCGTCGGAAAGATCTTGGTCGACGTAGTATCGAAGGCTTCCAGGGTGACACTGGTCGAGGTCGCAGCTTTCACGCGGAAGACGCGCAGGTTGGCACGCGGCCAGCCGCTCGTGAACTCGACGATATCGCCGACGGCGTAGGTATTGGTGGCAGTCGTCAGCACACACTCGGAAGCGTTGCTTGCGGCCGAGACCGCGATCGCAGCCAGATAGGCGGACGCGACCGCGTAGGTCGTGCCTTTCGGGAGTTGAATCAAGGTGGTTCCTTTCCAGCCGATCTCGGCCAAGGGATTGCGCCCGTTTGGGCATGAAAAAAGCCGCCCGGATTGCTCGGGGCGGCTTGGTTTGGGTTGCGGCGGTCAGCAGAACAAGTAGAACTCCTGCATCGTGCCGCGGTACTTTGTTGCTTCGTCGTAGGTGTCGAGTGGAATTGTCAGAACCTCCGGCTGGAGAACGGTGGCGGCGCGCAACGCGTCCTCGACCTGCTCCGCGACCTGACTGGCTTCGAGGATCGACTTGGACCACACGTTGACTTGGACGCGGCGCTGCTTCTTCTCAGGCTTTTCTCCGCTAAGGAACTCCTGCGAAGCGCCGCCAACAACCTGGAAAACGACGTACGGTGTCGCGGTGCCTTCATCCGCGACGAGCGGGAACACCCGGTCGCCAGCGAGGCCGCGCAAGGCTTCGCGTACTTCAATGTGGACATTCATTGGCTTGCGTTAGCTAGTAGGAGTTGAATAAGCCTTTGTGTCATGACGTCTACCGCCTCCGCTTTTTTGCTTTCGTAGGCTGGGCGCATGAACGGGTAAGCCGGCACGGTGGCATCGCCATACTCCAGAAGAGCGGCGGCGCGATGGGATTTCCATCCGACCTTTCGGCCTCGCTTGCCGTAGTTGGTGTTCTCTGGGACGAACTTATGCCCCTTCTCCACCCATTTCCAATAGAAGGCATCGTCGCCGCCATATCCACCTTGCCGAACCGTCACAAGGTAGACCTGCCGGATTTTTCCGTCCGATTGCTCTTCTAGGCGTTTAATGATGATGTTGTCGTGGATCGTCCAGGTCTTGGCATGCCGGGCAGCGTTTCGCTTCGCTTCCTCGCGGAAAATCTCGGCGCCCGCGAAGCCGGTTATGCGGAGCACGTCTTCGCCCACTGCATCCTCGAGCCGGGAGAGTGCTGTCGCGAACTCTGTCTCAAAGCGGGAGGTGTCGAACTCGATCACATCACGCTCTCGCAGACCAGAAACGCGAACGCCCGATCGGCGTCAGGCAGCACCGACTTGACGTCGAACTCGTCGCCCTGGTAGCGAATGCGCCAGCTCGCATCGATGTCTTTGCGGGAACGAATACGGATCGTGGCGCGCTTAACCGAAACCTCGACATTCGCACGCAACACCTCCGCACCACTCTGGAACCGGACATCGGCCCAGATCGTCGCGACATCTGAGAACTCAGTGAACGCCTGGCCAGCAGCGTCCCTGCCGACTGGCGGCCGCAGAAGTGTGATTCGATGGTTCATGGTCAGAGATAGACGATCAGGCCGTCGAGCAAGCGTTCGAAATTGGTTTCCTTGGCGTTCGCCACCGGTGCAAAATACTGCCCGACGCGCGCCAGGATGTAGCTCTTAGCCTCATCCGGAACGTCCGCATCTGTCGAGCCGTAGCCACAGGTGAACTGCACTTCGACTGCATTGATGCGCACCGCAGTAGCTGGCCAGGCTTTACCCGGCGCCGGCACGATATACCCTGGCTCGCTCTTATCATCGACGAGGTAGTCTTGCGGCGCGAGCGTTTGCAGAACTCCGTTGGCGTCGTAGAACTTGACGTGCTCGACGCCAATGACCGGCGACTTTGGCAGCTGGATCGCGCCCGGGAACGCATCAAGTGCGACCTCCCAAGTCTGCTCAACAAAGGCCCGAGCGGTCTTGTGCTCTGCGTCTCGCGTGTATGCCCGCACTTCGCGGGCGATGTCATCATCCAGAGCCGAGGTGCCATTTTCATCGACGTCGACACGCGCCGAACGCCGCGCGGCTTCCATGGACACCGCCAGCTCTGCCGGCGGCACGATCAGTCGTGTGCTCATCGATTATTCCTTTGCGTTACAGCCGGGCGACCGCTGGGCTGGTAGCCAGGGCCGTCCGGCGCGCGAGCGTACTGCACTTGCGGCTCTTTGCTTTTGGCGGCTTCCTGCTCGGCCGCTGCGACGCGCTCGAAGTGCTCTCGCAGGCACGGAAGGTCAGTTACGTTGATCATCAGTGGTCCTCCTGCTTGAAGTAGATGGAGCGGACGATCTTCTCGGTGTTGCCGAACACTGCGGTCAGCGTGCACGAGTTAATTGCCGCGGCCCCCGTATCCAACCCGCCAATCTTGAGCGTTGCGGCATTGCCCTGCATGGACGGCTGAGAGAGCGCAGAAACGCCGACGACCACAGGCGCCGACACAGATGCAAGCGCCGACCCGCCAAACGTCGCGTCAGAGCTGAAGTCGAAGGTGAAGAACCGCTTGTCGTCTGGATCCTTGCCGAAAACCTTGGGCGGATCATCGAGCGTCTTGAACTCGATCGTCCGGTCGACCTGCTCACCGTTCGCAAGCGTCACGCGGAAGGTGAACAGGTTTTTCGCAGCCGTCAAATCGAGCGCGCCGAGCTTCACCGCGCCAAAACCGTTTTGCAGGACCGCGGCCTCAAGCACGGTCACGCCTACCGGAACTCCTACGACGGAAGCCGCCGTCGTCCCGGCTTCAAGATAGTCCTTCGAGAAGTCGCCGACGAAGTACAGTTCATCGAGTGGGCCTTTCAACGCGACTACTGGCGCCGATCCGGAGAAAACGACGACACGCGATCGCCCGGCAAACTTCGCTGTTCGTGAAGCCGGCACCGTCACCGCAGATGGCTGCGATGCTTCCGCGCTCGTAGTAAAAGGCGCGGTGATCGGCGTCGCCCGGTTTCCGGCCCCATCGTAGGCTCGCAAACGGAAGGTGTATGCAGTGCTTGCCGCTTTCCCGCTGACGTCGCAGCTTGTGACGTTGCCGACGTTGATCCAGCTTGGCGTGCCAGTGTCAACGCTCACCTCGTAGCCGGTAACCGCAACGTTATCGGTTGCGGCCTGCCAGGCGGCGTGTGCACCGGTCGATGTGATTCCCGAGATCGTGACGCTGCCATTCATGCCTGGCGCGCTGGTGTCCGCGGTCGCGGGCGGCAAAAGCGTAGCAAGGTACGCCCTGCCCCCTATGGTCCGTGGCGCGAGAAAAGCTGTCATCAGGTCACCTGTACCGTTCCGTTCCAGTGCTTGCCGTCAGCGAACTGGATGACAAAGCCCGCGGTACCGCCAACAGGCAGCGTCGAGCCGTAGGTTGCCGTCAAGACGCCGTTGGCATCGGTCGTCAAGGTCGACGACTGGTAACGCGCAACCGTGTACTGGTCCGGCGTTGCCTCGTCGTAGATCGCGACTTTTGCCCCGGTCAGGTTCGCAGCCGCGGTGCTGGCGTCGGTTCCCAGCGTGATCGACGCAGTGCGCGACGCCAGCGTTACCGAGGCCCCGGACGCCATGATCGTTTTAGCGGCTGCCGCCACCTTCGGCCCCATGCTGTACATTTGCACGGAGCCATACGGGTGGAGTCCGTCGCTCGAGCCGGTGATCGCGAAACCTGTCGTGTCCATGTAGACGCCGCGGCTCGGGTCCGTGCAAGCAGCAATCGCGGCCTGCAGGAAAGGCGGCTGATTTGTCCCGGACGGGTTCGACCAGGGCCGCATGAGCACTATCTTCGTTGTCGAAGGCGTCGCCGCGATGATCCCGTTTAGTACGGTGGTCGCTGCCGAAGTGGTATCGGTGCTGCCGTCGTTCGTGCCCATCGCGATCAGGACCAGGTCCGGCGCCGGCGAGAAGCTGCGGGCAACACCGCTGTAAATATAGTTGTACGAGAGCGGGAACAGCGGGACGTTGCCGACGCCGCCTCGGGCCGCGTAGCCCTGCGCGCTGAAGCCGACCAGCCCGAGCTCCATCCCCATCCGCTCTGCGCATTCGTACGCCCAGGCGATCGTCGCATCGTGCGAATCCACGTCTGGAGTGCCGAGCGCTTTCACGGTGCGGCAACCCTCGGTGATACTGTCGCCGTAGACCAGCATGTTGCCTGCTTTCTTCGGCGTGGGAGTCAGCGTCTTGCCGGTGTCCAGCGTGATGCCGGTCAGGATCACGGCGTTACTCGTACCATTCCAGCGGTTCGCGGATTCGTTCGTCGCCTTGACCCGTACCTCCAGGATATGACCCGGCGAGGGATTCCAGGCTGCGGTATCCGTCGGCATTGTGATCGGCACCGATGCCGCCACGTCGACGGTCGTCCACGGGCCATACTTGTCGACCCGATACTTGATCTTTGGGTATGGTGCAACCAGCGTCGAGACGTCGAAGTTCAGCGCGCAGGTTGTGCCGGTGAAGAGGGTCTCGAAGTAAGCGCCCGCGTTGACCGCGGTTGCCTTGGCGCCGACCACGTTCCAGTTGTACGGCGACATCTTCAGCTGGGTCGCTGGAGCGGTCAGCACATTGGCATTTGCGCCAGCGATGTTGTTCGTGACGGTCTTCGCGCTGAACGTGGCCACCAGGTTGCCGGCCGCATCCTGCAGGCGCGGGTTAGCGCCGGGCTGCGTATATGCGACCGTGATGGCATCGCCATTGGCATACGCCGTATCGACGGTCAGCGTCACGACGGAGCTGCTGATCGAAACAGCAGTGACTGTCCGTCCGCCGGAAACAGTCCAGGCAGAAGCGGCCGGCACGCTGTTCGCTAAAGCCTCGTTGAACGTCACGAGGATCGCGTTCGGCGTCGAGTTCGTTACCTGCGCGCTGGCGTATGCCGGCGGCGTCGTGTCGCCTGCTGCGGCGACGTTGTTCGTGACTGCCAGTCCGGTGAAGTTCGCCAGCAGGTTGCCAGCCACGTCGCGAACGTTGTTCGTGCCCGGCTGGGTGTAAGCCACAGTGCGCGCGGCCTCACCGTTGGCAAAAGCTTCCGCACAGGTCAGACTGATGACAGTGCCGGAAATGGCGACGCTGTTCACCGTGTGACCGCTGACCGTAAAAGCAGAGGCCGCCGGCACGAAAGCACTGTTGATTGCCTCCGACATCGTCAGGTTCACGACCGTCGGCGTGCTGTTCGCCACCGCTGCCGATGCAGCAGTCGGGGGCGTGGTATCGGCTGCAGCGACACTGTTCAAACCATCCCCGTCCAGCTTCCACAGGCCGATCAGGCCAGCTTCGGCCGGATCCATTGCCGAGGCCGACGGCGTATATGCGGCCGTGTGACGCACGACGCTCGACACAAATGCTTGGTCGACCTCACCAGGCCAGGTGAACCCGCCGGCGGAGTAGTCACGCACGAACAGGTTGCCACCGGTGTAGCTCATGGCGGCTTGAGCCGCGGTCTTGGTGTTCGAATTGACCAGCGCGCCGTCGTAGAACAGCTTCGCGCCCGTCTCATCCAGGCAAAACTCGACCTCGTGCCACGCACCATTGGTGGCGTTGGTGATCGAGGTAACGGTGAGGTCAACCTCGCTTGCGCCACTGCCGTACTTACAAACCAGGTTGCCGGAGGCATTCGAGCCGATGTAAAAGGCGCTCACAGCGCCCATCACGAGCTTCATACCAGACAGCGTGCTGGACTTGAACTGAATACCTGCGCTGAAAGTGCCGTTGGTCGGCAGCGGACGACCCGCGTGGCCGTAGCCACCATTCAGGCTCTGACCGAATTTTCCTGACGCGTTGTACGTCGCACTGGTAAGGGTGAGGTCAAATGCCATGGAGGTCGCAGCGCCTTTACAGCGTCATTGTTCAGCGAGCCGCGTTTCAATAAATGAAAGCGACTCGTCGTCGGACTTGCCGACTATGTCTTCAGGGAAGATCGCCACCGAAGCAGTTTTGCTGCGAACGATGACGAAAAGAGCGCCCGGAGCCGCGGCCTCGGCGCGCACGTTGGCGAGCCAGGCAGCGGTTACGGGGCTCATGGGGACTTATTTCGCAGCCTTGGCCGACTTGGCTTCCGCCTCGTAAGCCTTGGCGACTTTGCCGTCGATCAGGCGCTGCGCCTGCTCGGGCTCGAAGCCCGCAACATCGCCAGGGACATAGATGTTCCAAGGCTTGATGAATTCGACTGATTGCATGTGGTGCTCCTATTTGATGGAGGGGGCCAACCCGCCGAAGCGGGTCGGCAATCAGGCCGCGTTACGCGCCCCAGGTCACGCCGGTCAGGATCGCGATCGATTCGACGTGACGCGGGCCGAAGTCATGCTTCGCGATCACCCGGACCAAGGTCTGGTCACGCTGGAAGGCGCTGACGACGTTGCCCTGGTCGTCCTTGTAGGTCGCTTCCTTCGAGTAGTCGATCAACAGCGTTTCGTCTTCGCCGATGAAGCAGTCGTTGAAGTCCACGAAGTACAGCTCCGACGCGTTCGAGCCGGCCCCCAGGTTGTTCGGAACCTGAGTGGTCTTGCCGATCGGGTAACCCTTCAGGTTCCCGTCCTTCATTTCCGGGTAGACCTTGTTGCCGTTGCCGTCGCGCATACCCTCCAGGAAGCGGAAGGTGCGCGGCGACATGATCCAGCCAGGCGCGCCCATGTTGGCGTTGACGCCCTCGAGGCACAGGATCAGCTTGTTCAGGTCGGTTTCGACCTTCTGGATCGTCAGGCCGTCCGAAGCGGCGATCTTGAAGCCAGCCAGCGCCCAGGCCAGCAAGCCTTTCGGAGTGTCGAGGGTGCCGTCGTCGCGGATGAACGCCTTGTCTTCGCGCGAAGCCATTGCACCGGTCAGGTCATCCACGACGAGCTTGTCGACGTTCGGGCTGGTGCCAGCGTAGGACAGCAGGTCGTTCGAGATAGGGACCAGGCCGGTCAGCTTTTTGGCCGACAGCTTCAGGTTGTCGAACGTCTGGCCGGTCGTCGGGATGTCGGTATCGCTGCCGATGTAGCCGACCACTGCGCCGCCTTTCAGGCGCGGCAGGGTGATGTTGCCGTTGGTGAGTGGCAGGGAGCGAGCGCCGAGGCGGCGCACGACCGACTGTGGACGCCAGAGCTCGATCACTTCACGGGCCATGTTTGCGGGGACCAGCACGCCACCGGCGCCGGGGGTCAGGGTATTCAGGGCCATTGCCACGTCTTCGCCGAACTGGTTGTCCATCGCGAACTTGGCTGCGACCTGCTGATTACCACCAGCGACGACGAGCGCACGCACCATGCGCGACATGCCAGAACCAGGGAGTTCCGGGGTGCGCGGACGCGCGGGCATGCTGGCAGAAGCGCCGGCAGCCGGCGGCGCGGCAGGCTGGTGTGCGCTGCCGTGCGCACGATCGACCGGCACCGCAGCCGCGGCGGCGATGCTCTCGGCGGCCTCCATGCGGGTGATCTGCGCCGTCAGGTCGGCGAACTTGGTTTGCAGGCCGGTGAACTCGGTCAGCTGTTCAGCGGTCAGTTGGCCGCCGTCGGCTTCGATCTTGGCCAGTGCTTGCACGCTGGCGTTGACCTTGGCGCGTTCGCTGCGGAGCTCGTTAATGGTTGGCATATTTGCCTCTCCTAGAAAAGAAAAAGCCACCCGAAGGTGGCTTGGTTGCTTGTCCCGCGAACGCGGTCAAATTTGGGTCTGGAGCGCCATCGCTTTCGCGCGAGCGCCGATGGAACTTTGCTTCGTGTTGCGTGCGGCGCGGACGTCCCGCGCCTGGGCAGCGATTCGGTCAACTGCTGCCTGCGGGGTTTCGATGCGATCGGCGAAGCCGATGTCGAGCCCGGCCTGGCCGAACATCACGCCAGCCTCCGTGCCGCGAACCGCATCGAGGCTAATGCCGCGGTATCGCGCGACGGCCTCCGTGAACTGGCCGTAGTAGTTCTGCACCATGTCGTTGAGGAACTTGAGCGACTGATCGGACAGCGGTTCGTGCGGGCTCAGGTCGTTCTTGTGGGCGCCGGCGTAGACGGTCGTCACCTTGACGCCCATCTGTTCGTTTCGTGCCGAGACGTCCATATGCTTGGCGATCACGCCCACCGAGCCAACGCCCGAGGTTCGCGACATCGAGACGTCGCCGATGGCCGATGCCATCAGGTAGGCGGCCGAGTAAGCGCTGAAATTGACGATCGCGCTCATCGGCTTGATTGCGCGTGCTTCGAACAGGAAGTCGGCCAGTTCGAAGGCCCCGGTTGTGCTGCCGCCGGGGCTGTCAATGTCGAAAGCGATGTGCTCGACCGCCGGATCCGCCAGCGCCGCGCTCACTTGCGCGCGGATGTCCTCGTAGCTGGTCATGGTTTCGCACACGTTCAACTGCGTCGTACGGCTCACCAGGACGCCATGAACCGGGATCATCGCCACGCCAGTCTCGGCAATTGCCTGACGGCGGGCTTCAGCCGTACGCGCCGCAGAGCTTTCATAGGGGCCATCGTCTTCCATCATCTGCGGCTGGGTGCCATTGACAGCGAGGTTGACGATGTTCAGGCTCATTTGCTGATTGGCCCACGCTGCGACTTGGTCGAGCATTGACTCGGTTACCATCAGCGGCTGATTGAAGATCAGGCTGGCAAGCCGGAAGCGGTTTTTCATGCGAGGATTCCTTCGATTTCTGCGACTGCCTCTGCGCTAGGCTTCGGCTGTTGGACCGGTAGCGGCTTGGCCGCATCGACCATGTTCAGCGGCTGCAGGTAGGTATTACCACCCTTCACAGGCGGCAGATTTTCGAGGCGGCGGATGTCGTTCACCGACAGCCAACCCCACTGGCGAGCGATCGCATACGCCTCGTAGCGCGATTTCTGGTCGCCGCGCAGCAGGCCGGAAACGTTGAACTCGATGTAGTACTCGTCACGCTCACTCGGCAGCAGCAGGTCGCGCATCATTGCCTGTTCGTGCCGCTTGATCCACGGAAGGAGTGTGTAAATGACGAACTGGATGGCTTGGTGCTCGATGTTCGAGAACGTAGCCTTGTCCAGCTCGCCGATCATGTGCGGCGGCACCTTATAGATGCGTGCGATGTCCAGAGCGCTCAGCTTCAGCGCGGAAATCAGCTCCGCATCGACGTTGGTCATCGACAGGGCGCGGAAGGTCATCCCCTCCTGGAGCATGGCGACCCGCTTAGCGTTTGCGGCGCCGCTGTACTTGGCCTGCCACTGGTCCGTAATACGATCAATGACCGAGGGATCCTTGATCGGCGGAGCTTCACGCGGCCTTTCGATCACGCCCGACAGCGCCGTTCCGTTCAGGAATGACTTGCCGGCGTACTGGTGCATCGCCTGGGCATGCCCGATGGCGTTCGCGTGCAGCATGATGGGCGAGACGCCGACGTAGTTATTCAGGCTCCACCACCGGACGTGGTGGATCATGCGCTGCGGGACCGGCTCCTGCCCGTCAATGCTGAAATATGGCAGCATGTCTGGGCCGCGCATCACCTGGACCGATGCCGCCGGCACCGGAAGCAAATCCGTTACTGTGCCGTCCGGGTCGCGGGCGATGATGCTGTACGAGTTTCCGCGGGTACCGGCCGACAGTTGCGACCCTTCGCGATATTCGAGCGGCGTCTGCCAGCCATTCGGCCTGTAAGCCAGGATGTTGTAAAGGGGGTGGTCCTTTGCGGCCTCGCGCCCTTCGTCTTCGGTGCGGCGGAAGAGCTCAAGCGGCAACTGCGCAATGCTCTCGGCAAGCAGCGTCACGCAATTCTGCAAGGCAGTCATTGCGAGCGCCGACTCCACTGTTACCAATGGGCCAGCATCAGAACGGGCGCCGCCGAGGCCAGATAGCCAACCACCGCTTCCGGTCGCCAGCTGTGGGCTGAAAAACTGTTTGGCGAACATCCGTTATCCTTTGCTGCGGGCCGGCGCCTGCGCGCGGGCGACGAGGTACGACCAGGCCATGAGGCCGACACCCGCCACGATGAAGCCGGCGGGCAGATACACCATGCCAGCGCCGATGACGATGCAGATCAGACCAAGGAAGCCAGCAACGAGGGTCGCCCAGTCAAGAATGCTCATATCGTTACGCCCTCGTCGTAAATTGATGTTGTTTGCACGGCCACCGGGTTAAGCGCCATGAGCGACACGGCGTTGTACAGCGCCATCAGCGGGTCAATCTTTGCCTTGCCCGATGCCTGCTTGGTCACCGATATCGCATTCCCGCGGTCCTCAACGCGCGCATTGCCAACGCACCAAGCCATCATTGGTCTGGCGCCGTGCACGAGCTCACCGCCCGCAACCTTACGTTCAGTGGTCTTGATAGCGCCGTTGAGCTTCCAGCCCTGCTGGACTGCCACGATCTGCTCCATGCTGATGTCGCGACCTGGCGAAACGAGCTCGTCGACGATATCGTTGATGCCAGCAGCGTCGACGCCTAGTGCGTGCTTCTCCGGCAGCAGTCCGGCGTCGCGGACGCGGCAAATATAGTCGGCGACACCAACAACGTCTTCGCCCGGTCGATCAACAATGGTCAGATCGCCCTGAAGCTGGAAGTCCAGCAGCGCCGGGGCGATTTCCTTGCGGCGCTCCAGCGCGATCTTGTGGCACCACGCGTGCGACCAAGTCAGCCAGCGGCCGGTGCCGCGCTCGCGGCCGACCAGCGTCAGCCCCAGCAAGTCGTCCAGCCCGCCGCCGTCGATGCCGGCAACCACGACCTCGCAGTTCTCGATCAGGTAATCGAGCGTGACCTCGGGCGCCCCGGCCTCTTCCCAGAAATCCGTACCCGCCCAGCGGTCAGAGCGCAGATTCAGACCTATCTCGACGTTCAGATGCTTCGCCAGGAATTGTTGGAAGGTGCCGTCTGTCTTCGTCTGGTTCTTCTTAAGCTGATCCGCCAGCCACTCAGCGCTAACCGAGCGCCCCATATTCGGATTGGTGATGTAGTAGGTCTCTGGGTCGAGGTAGGCCTTCTTCTTCACCATCGCCGCTGGGTACTCGTACAGCACACCCAACGAACGTCGGTCCTCGATTTTTCCGTCCCGGACATCGCGGAAATAGTTCAGCTTGTCCTTGAACACGCCCGCAGGCGGCTCGTCGCTTTGCGTCGTCAGATAAATTACCCAGCCCTCTTGGCGGGAAACCTGTCCACCCAGCGCCTCCATGAACATCGACTCGGCATTCGATCGCTTGCCGAAGAGCCAATGCTCGTCAACCAAGACGCGGCCGGACTTCTTGCCCGAGACGGTGTCGGTGTCGGCCGCGACAACCTTTAGCGACGCCTTCGATACGCGGTGGGTAATGGTACGGACGTGGTCCTGAACATGGAACAAGTCCATCAGCTCAGGATCAGCGCGCACCATCGCTGCCGCCGGCTTGAAGCTGTTATCTGCCACCTCCTTGGTCGGCGCCAAGATCAGGTGTTCTTCACCCTCTCGCCAGCACAGGATGACCGCGGTGAGCATAATGCCGGCCGCGATGGTGGACTTTGTATTTTTTTTGCTAATTAGCAGGTAGTACTCGCGGATCAGCTGGTCGCCTGTCTCTGCGTTGTAGCCGCCGAAGATGGCAGCCACGAAATCGAAGACCCACTGCTCACTGCACTCGCCGAAGTTCGGGCTCCGATACTCATCGAGTTCGTCATCCCATACCGTCTTCGGCAGATCGCACACACGCAGCTGCTTGAAAATCGCGAGCGCTTGCTCAGCCTGCTCTGGAAAAATCGGTGGCGGAATGATCGACAACTTGGCCTTTAGCCTGTGCTCCCAATCCGGACAGGCAGTAGACCATTCCATGTTGCGATCCTTACTTCACAGCCTTGAGTGCTGGCGGGGCTCCTGCCGAAAATCGGCTAGCGACTGACTTCGCCTTCTCGCCGGCCTGCTCTTTCTTGCCGCCCTCTCCCAGCTTCTTATGCTTAAAGGGAAGCATCGCCTTGGCAGCATCCATGCGGTACCGAAGGTCGGCCGCGGGCTGATTCATGACGACGGTTAAAAATTCAATAGGGTCGGCAGTGTGTGGAATTTCAATGATGTCGGCTGGGCCGGGCCCAGTCGGGAGTGATCTCGTCTGCCCTGCGCCCGGGTGCGCTTGCCGCACCTGGTCCAAGCGCGCTTTAACATCCTTGTCTTTAACAAGTCGTGCGCCAGCCGCCGACGCCGTCGCGGCGCTGTAGCCGGCGCGAATTGCTGATTCTTTATTCGAGAACCCGGCCAAAACGGCATCGGCGAAGGCTCGCTTTTTGCCTGTTAAAGCCATTAACAATTTCCTCCAGGGGGAATTTTTTCTGCGCGTGAGAGACTATGCGGTGTCGGGCGGCAAAGATTGCCAGACTTACAACACCCCCTACCCATCAGGCATGGCGGAGGGTCAGCCGCCACGCGCCCGCTCTGCCGCCTCGCGCGCCGACTTCGCATCGTGGCAAGGGGTCTGGCACAGCAGCTCTTTGTTCGAATCGTCGTCGCTCCCACCCTTCCAAAGCGGGATGATGTGGTCGACTACCGTGCCGACGCTCACGCGCCCTTGACGCCTGCACTCTTGGCACAGGCCGCAGTCGCGCGCACGGATACGCTCACGGTCCTTCACGCCGGCCCAGCCGCGCTTACGCTGCACGGTGTCCGGTCGGATTGGCGCGAGCGTGGCGAGCCGGTTGCCTGCCGCCTGTAGGCGGGGCTTGAGGGTTTGAAGCTTCGGCATATCAGCGGCGCGGCGGACCCATGTAACGCCGAATCGCGCCAGGCGGAACCAGCTTGAGGTCGCACGGCAGCAGGCGCGATATGCGCTCCATATACTCGCGGTGCGCGCGTTCGGTGCGGTCTCGCATCCAGGCATCGAAGCCCATGGCGTCGACCGGGTGCGGCTCAGGCGGCGGATTCGGATTCAAGATGTGCGCCAAGCTAACGCGGGAATCAAGCACCATCACTTTGACTCCAGCGGGCAGCGAACCGAGACACGTCCTAGCGATGTGGTCTCGCTGCTCCAAGTTCAGTGGGCCGGGCACAGATACCACAATCGAGTCGCCTGCCCTTGGCCGCAACACATCGATGCGAGAGTGAATCTCGTTCATCGCAAGCTCCAAATGTCATGCACTTCGCCCAGGTCCTGATGCGGCAAGGCGCCGGGCTTAGGGCTGAACAGGCTCTTGAGACGGCCGAGAGCATTGGTCGGCACCTCACGCACAATCTCAGCGAAGGTCATGCCCGAGCACCCATAGCCCTTGGCGCGCAACGCGGCCTGCGCATCCTCGCAGTGCGCCAGATGCTCAGCGATCTGGTTCAGGCGCGCCATGTCGGCAACCTTCAGCTCACTAGCGCCCATTCCCTGAACTGCGCGGAGGATCTCGGCGCGGTAGATGCGCGCGGTGTTGTTCATGCCGCTGCTCGCGCGACGGCGAGCGCCGCGTCCTCGCGCAGTACCTGCATGACGAACCGCAGCCATTTCACTTCCGATTCGACGCTCATGCGCGACCTCATGAATAAAAGAAGCCGCCTGCGCATTGCTGCATCAGGCGGCGAAGAAGTAGATGTCGATCTACTTTGAAGACACGAAAATTCTTCTATTAAATAAACAAAAACGCTTGCTTTGATAAACGTTTTTGTTTATTATAACTACATCGACAACACAACAAGGAGGTGCAGTGAAGCAGACTGAGTTTGTACGGTGGTTAAAGCGAAACGGTGTGGTTCTCAAGCACGGCACAGGTCACTTGAAAGCCTTCTACAACGGAAAGCAAACCACGGTGGATCGACATCCCGGTAAAGAGCTAGATAACCTGTATGTCGAACTGGTCAAAAAACAACTCGGAATGAAGAAATAAGGAGGCAGACCCCGAAAGGGGTTTGCCGACTACTGCACCAAACACAAACCGCAATGGAGTGCGCTATGAAATATCCAGCAAAATTCGAAGCCGGCGATACCGGCGCAGTTATCGTGACGTTCCGCGACATCCCCGAGGCTATCGCGCAAGGCGATGACGAGCACGATGCGTTCACTGAGGGCGCTTCCGCCCTCCTCACCGCCATGGACTTCTACTTCGAAGATCGTCGGCCAGTTCCGCCGCCGTCCGATCTGGTCGAAGGCGAGCGCCTTATCGAGCTACCGCTCAGCGCTTCGGCAAAGGTGCTGCTCCTTAACGAGATGCTTGCCCAAAAGGTCCGGGCCGTTGATCTGGCCCGTCTCATGGACTTGAAGCCGCAAGAGGTGAACCGCATTATCGACCTGCACCACGCGACCAAGATCGACACATTGACGGCCGCGTTCAAAGCTCTTGGGCGCGATCTGGACTTGGTGGTGCGCTAATGGCTAGCGACGCCAACATTCCACACGCCGTCGTCGAACTCATGATCGAACATGAGATGACGCCGGTTCGTGCCTGGCGCGAGCATCTCAAGATCGCACCCAGCGATGTCGCTGGAAGGCTTGGCATCTCGTTAGCGGCCTATGCGCTGTTAGAAGGCGACACCATGCCTGACCCAGCCTTCCTGCGTAGCGTGGCGAAGGCGCTCGGCGTCACCTTCGAGCAAGTGGATCTCTATTAGTTGCGGCGGGAGTCACCCTAGAGGCTCAGTGCGCAGACTCTAGGGCCGCATTATTGCGCCCGCCACACAGAGCCCTCAGCCGTCATCCTCACACGCGGCGCGTGATCGTCAAGCTTAGGCTTTGTGTGGCGGCCGGTTACAGCGTCCGGCGTCGATGCGCGCAGCTCTTGCGCTCGACTGTTCTGGCCGATGCCTGGACAAATTCACGTGTACATGTGGCGCCGTCTTCTGAGTCTCGCCGGGCGGGCGCTCCGGCACTCATCGGGCAAATGTGATCCCGTGCGCGTTTCGTCGCGCTTCTACGTGATGACCAGGTTCAGGTCGGGTTAAGCGATGCCGATGCCTTCTTTCATACCCGTCTCCTTGCGAGGTTGGCGACCTTTAGGCGGATCGCTTACGCCGGAAATAGAAAAGCCCGCTGACCTTTCGGGGCGGGCTCGGTGTGCTCCAGGGCTATCTGCCAAGTGAGCGATGTAGGTTGGTCTGCAGGCCTTTCACCCGCTACGTTTTCGGCGCCTGAGCTGCCCCAGGGATTACGCGCTTCTCGACCCATCGACAGTTCTTGCAGGCGAACGCCGGCTTTAACGCGGGCGGGGTGTTTCGACTGCCTCGGGTGATGTTGGCGCCGGGTGCGCACATTACATTTTGCCGAAGGAACTGTGTTGAGGACTAAAGTTTACGCCTCTTTTTTTGGAGACGCAATACCGCTGAGCGATCCTGATGCCAGATTTTTTGGCCACCCATCTGGGAGTTTCACCTGGCCCAACGCACGGACAGCCGCCTCTATGCCCGTACCAATGGCCGCAAGCTGCTTCATGCCCTCGCTGGGCAATTGAGGGAGCGCGCTGATTACCACTCGCTTCGCCATGATCTTCCTTTCTTGCGCTTGAGGTGTGGCCGCAAAGCCAAGCCGCCCTAATCGGCGTTTTCACTATTCTCGCATGTCGGCAGTAGCGCTAGGGCAGCGCGCATCTTTTCGACCTCGACCGGGTTTTCGTCGCGCCACTGCTGCCAGCTTTCGTCCGCCAGCTTCCACTCCATCCATTCGGCGCTGTCGGCCGAAGGCTGAAGCTTCCGGCGTCGGCGGTCTGCGCAGTGCTGGCAAAGCTGCAGGCACCTGTCGTTCGCACGCTGGTGTTCGCTACAAACGAATAGGCCGCAGCCGTACTCACCGCCATATGGTTCGCCGCCGCACACGTAGCCCAACCCTCGATCGATCTCAGCCTTGCAGCCGGGGTGATCGCAGATCGCCGGGACGCCGTAGCCGATGTCGCGCTTCCAGTTGTCGTCGTAACCGATAGACCAGCCCATTATGCAGCCTGCCGCATCTTCGCGCCGGCCCGAGCGCCGTGCGCCTGGCACAGCCCTTCCAACTCGCTGATCATGTCCTTGATACGCTCGACCTCCAGCTGGCTCATCCGGCCATCCTTCGTCTGATATGTCCTGATCGGCTCGCGTCCCGGAGTTTCGGCGCAGTGCGCGCATGCTCGGCTAGCGACTACCTTAGTGCCGTTACAGACAGTGCACTCGCCAGCCAGCCAATGCGCGAGTGAATGCTGCGCGATTTTTTTAGCGATGCCTTCCAAGATGCCAAAATCCCAGGTGTGGACGATGTTGATCCACTTCCGAGCTCGGCCTTTCTCGATCACCGCCTGCTCCCAGACCTTCAGCAGCACTGCCAGGTTGTGGTTACCCGACTCAAAGGTCTTGTGCTGAACCGGGTCAGCGTACTTGGCGCGCGAAAGCATCGAGCCAAACACGACACCCGAGCCGCCCGACAGGTCAGCAAGAGCGGCCGCTGCAAGCACTTCGGTCTGTTTGTGCTGCTCGTCGTCCTGCAGATTCGATGAGTTCAGTGCGTTGAGGTAGCGTTCGGCGAAGGGCATGGCTTGCTCCTAGTAAAGGTACTAGGAATGTATCAGCTCAAGCATATTTTGCTTGCCCGCCCGAACTTTGCCAGAAGGAAATGCGTGGCGCATAAGCATCAGTGCTTCACTGTCGGAGAATCTTACATAAAATTCTTTATAGAAACGTTTCTATAACGTATTCAGTGACTTACCGAACTGGCACAGATATTGCACATTTGAATTTATCTCTGACCCCACACTTTGCTGATCATGAATTTTAAGACGCTGCTCTCTTGTGCTCTTCTTTCCCTTGGCCTTATCGCTAGCACCGCCCATGCTTCATACATCTGGACTGTCAGTGGATCTGGGACACTCTCCGGAGGGCGGGACTGTCCTGATGCGGGCCCCGCTCCTTGTGCTGTTCCCGGAGTCTTCGGCACCCCGACTGGTGATCTCGCCGGCATGCCGTTCTCAATTTCTTTTACCACTGATTTCGATAAGACCAAGTGGAGCGAATATCAATTGACTTCCAACGGCTACCAAATGCTGTTAGGTCGCGGTCCTGCGTTTACCGCAGTCATTACAGTCAATGGTCACACGATCAATTTCGTTTCAGACATGATTATTGAAGGCCAAGTGTTCTTGAGCCCCGTCGGCACTGATGAAATTCCTTCCGGCGGCATATTTGTGGTGGGAAATACAGCGGCGGGGGATTATTTAGAACTGACCAATAACTACATAATTTATTGGGGACTCGACAAATACGGCCACTATAACGAAGTGCACATGCCGGGAATCAGTGGTCCCTTTACGCGGGTAGACGTCCCAGAACCGACGTCTGCAGCATTGGTAGCACTAGGCCTAGTCGGACTTGCCTTGGCAGGCCGGCGTCGCCAATAGCGCGTCGCATGCATATCATTGATCGTTTGATGCGGCTTGGCGTTGAGCCAGCAGAGGTGGGCAACGAGCTGGCGACTCTACATCAGCTCGCAACCGGGTTAAACGCACTTGCTAATACTATTGCCCAGCTTGAAGGGCCCCTGCAGGATGGACGGAATCGCCTTTGTTTTGGCGATCTGTCCCCGCTCGGCTTGGACCGGTCCACGACCGATCTTTTGCCTGCTCTATTCCACTGGTACGGAACGACAGTCTGCAATTACGCCCGACTCGTTGGCTTTTTGAGCGGCATTGCCACGAACGCATACACTAGAGCCGTGGCAGAGGATCCGAGCAACTACAGAGTAATAAAGGAACGGTGCGACGCCTATATTCGCGAAGTTCCCGAACTGGTCAGTATCCTCGTATGGCGGAACAAAGTCTTTGCCCATTTTGCACTCACGGATCCACGTGCTGGCGGTCGTGAGCCAGATACTGCAGCGCTTCTCGATGTCTCCACGATGTCCCCGGTAGCATACTTCGACGGCCGCTTCCGGGTCGGAGGTGTTACTTTCATGGCACGCGGTGGAGAGGTGACCATGCCGGCATGGTCACTCACGGAAAGCTATGAGCAACTATCTCATCGCTACGATTTCACGCCTATTCAGGGCTAATCTACTGCGCGACACCTGCCGAGGTCGCCCGCGAGCCTATCTCGATACGCACCCCGCCTGGCTTCGCGCCATACTCGCGCCGGATCGTCACAGGGTCGAACTGGCTGTCGTTGATCTCCAGCGCGTCTGCCACCCCATCCAGCGCGGGCTTGCACGCGGCGAGCAGGTTGTCCCGGTCGCGGTGACGACGGTCGGGCTGGATGAAGGTAATCACCAGCGGCACTGCGTCGGCTTTGCGACGCTCGATGCCGTACCAGGGCGTCCCTAGCGCAGCCACCCGCGCGAGCGCATAGGCGCTGGTGCGCGCCGCTTTGCGCAGGGCCGAGGTTGCAGCCCAGTGCACGCCCTTGGAGCGGTTCGGGTTCAGCTTCGAGTTCGGGAAAGGTAGCTCGACGACGATCATCCGCGCGCCTCCAGCTCCGCAATCGCAGCATCGACTATCAGGCGACGGACGTTGGCGGCCTGACTCTCGCCTGCCTGAGGGTCTCGCACCAGGTCGCAACCCAGCCTCGCCGTCCCCATCACCGCCCGATGCCGCCACATCCTGGCCCGCGTGATGAACTCCACCATCAGCGGCCCGCAGGCGTTCCAGTCGTTGACCCAGTCCGGCACCTTTGCCTGATCGCGCGAAGGCGGGTTGCCTCCCGGCGGCATTCCAAGCAGGGCGCCGCCGACGTCGTAGATCTCCGTCCAGCCTAGCAGCTCGGCCAGACGGCGGTTTGCGTCCATTCCAGTCATCCCTTTTGCTCCTATATTGCCGCCCGGGCGTACCGAGCGGCAGACCCATTACCAATCACTCGAAGATGAAGATCCGGAATCGCTGCTCGAGCTGCTGTCCGACGAGCTATAGGAACTGCTCGACGACCAGCCATCGCTGCTACTGGACGACGACGAGAACGACGAGCGCTCGGTCGACGTCGAGACTGGCGAGGGGTCACTGTAGCTCGGTGTCCAGCTATCGCGGTTTCGACGCTCCTCCTCTTCGCGATCACGGCGTCGGCGGTCAGCACTGTCGTCGTAGTGGCTCGACCTGCTGTGGCTGTGCAGGAGCGCATCGCTCAGCACGTTACCGGCGACTACTCCACCAGCAACGGACGCTGCCGTACCGAAAGCGCCCATGGGCTGCGCCGCCTGGACTGGCGCGGCATAGGCATGATCGTCGTCTCGGGCAGCTGGGCGAGTTGGCGCCGCCGGTGCAGCAGTAAAGCTGCGCGCTTGGCGTCGGCCGCGGCCACGACGACTCGAAGGACTGCTGCTCCAACTTCGTGCGGCGGCGCAGGACGAGATACAGGCCAATCGCAGCAATTGCCAACACGATCAGCACCAAGGGCCAATCGAAGGTGCTTTCTAGCGGCGGCGCAGATAAAGCCGCAGCATGTTTTTCTGTGACAACGGCCGGACGCGCTGCTGGCGCCAAGTCGATTTCGGCGACCACACGCCCGAACAAAGCTGACGATTTAACGTCGCCGCGCTTGTCCAGGCCGATAGCAGTCTGCAGCTCGGCATTCGCCGCGGCCTTGTTGCGGTCGGCATGCACGAGCAGGTAGGCATTCAACAGGTGCGCCCGAGCGGAATCCGGTTTTTCGCGAAGGACCTCGGCAACCATGCTGCGCGCTTCAGCGTAGTGCTGGCCCGCTAGCGCATCTTCTATCTGGGATGGACGCGGCAGCGCGAATGCCACCACGCAGTGCAGACTCATGATGATCAAGGCAATGAACTTCTTCATTTCTTCTCCCTAGTTGGTACTTCGGTTGGTGTTGCTTCGTGTTGTCGTTTTGCTTGCTGCTTCTCGATCCACGCGAGGCGCTCCGTGATCTTCGAACCCAGCGCGAACCGGACGCAGGCTTTTCGGCCCCATGGAACGAATGGGTTGATCAGTGCAGTCCTGTCGTTGTCGTACCCCATGCACCGACCAAGCCCTTCCCGCGCGTGCTGCGGGTATTCCTTCATCTTGAAGTGCTTGCACATGGCGCAGATTTCTTGGATCTTGGTCGTCATGCCGCCCTCTGCTGGTATTGGTCGACTATCTGCTGCGTCCGGAGCTGGTAGATCCTGTCCGCCTGATCCTGGCGCTCGATCTCGACCAGAGCGCGTAGCTCCCGCTCGTCTTCCATGGCCTTAAGCATTTGCCTGACCTTGTCCAACTGAGCACGCGCTGGCGCATCCGGCGTCGGATCGCCGGCGGGCCCTTCAAGCAGAAGTGCCGCCGCTGATCCCGCCAACTGCCCGGCCGCTGTCGCCGCCCTAATTGCTCGGGCCTGCTCCGCCGGATCCCAGCCTAGCGACGCGACCCATTCAGCAGGCCGCCGAATCGCCCGAGCCTCGGTCACGAGGCGCACGTAGGCTTCGAGGAACGGCTTGCGCGCGCTGATAGCACCGCTGGAGTCGAGAACCGGGCGGCAGATCGCGAACGCCGCGGCGATCTCTTGTGTCCACACGACCGTGCTCGCTTCGTCGGTACTGCGCAGAGCAATCGCCCAAGCTTCCTCGGCGCCTGGGCGCCCGTCCATCAGGAGGCAGCGCTTGTAAATGCTGTTCGGGACCGGCGCGAAGGTGTCGTTCTCCTCCCGGTAGGCACTGAAAGCCAAGGCGACAATCCGAAGCGGGAACTCCTGCAGCTGCCGCCACCAGGCATCGAGCACCGCCCTATCGTGCAGTGGCTTCCCGTAGGCGAGCATGATTTCAGTGAGGCGCTCGAGGAAAGCGGCCTTTTGACTGTCTTCCATCATGCCTCCAGCAGGTAGCTCGATGCCTGAGCCGGCCGATCGCCCAAGAACTCGGCCTGCAACCGTGCATTCCGATCCTCGACACTCTCACGCCTCGCGGCCTTGGGCGCTTGGTCGCGTAACAGGGTGAGTCGGTCCCATTGCTCACGCAGGGTTTTCGGACACAGGATGTTCGTGCACCAGAAGTCATGCTTGTGTGCCCACAAGAACAGTTCGCAGATTTCCTTTCGATCGCGTCCGTCCTGTTCCCGCATGATCCGAATGTCGTTGCACCACGTGTCGATGTTCGGCCGCTTCATCTTCGGCGCCGTGCGGTCCCTGACCTTTAGGAGCCATTCGGCGCAGATCGTGTCGTCAGGGTCGACCGGTGGCCTCTTCCGCTTTGCGCGCTTCTTAGGCGCGCTAATTGTGACGACCATCACAGGATCGAGCAGTTTTAGCAGGATCTCGGACTTGATGGTCACCTCTGGAGCAGACTGGGCTTGCTCGCGCAAAGCATCAAGGGTCGAGAGGTCACACATGGGCGCCCTCCCCGCGCTGCTTGAGCTGCCACTTTGCCCACTCACCGGCAACCCAGTTGACCCCTTTCGGAGTAAAGCGCGCCGAGTTGAACGCGTGACCACTGTTCTCCGCAGTGCCAGCCTTTACGCAGAAGCGACCGGCGTCGATGTGCTGCGAGTGCGGGGTCAGCTCGCCGTTCAGGCGGTACAGGATCTTCTCCTCGATGAGGAAGTTGCGGAACAGGTTCTCCTTTGCGCCCAGCAGCTTCGCAACCTGGCGGAAGCCTTTCAGGCCGGTCGAGTCAACGTAGCGGCCCACGAACTCCACAGCCGGCGCCGCAGCGGCGAGTTCCGCGGCCTGTGCCTCAATGGTCTCCTGCTGGTCAGCCGCCAGGCGCAAAGCCTCCGCGAAAGACTTCGGCAGGATCGGGCCGGCGGGCAGCGAGTACGTCCCGGTCTTGCGGATGGCTGGCAACACCTCATGCCTAATCCACCTCTTGAACGCCTTTGCTTCGGGTTTCCTGCTGCCAAAGACGAGGGCATAAAGACCGGGCTCATTCACGACGACCATTTGCTGGGCACCGCTGGGGGTCTGTATTGAACGCAGACCCTTTTCATCGGCATCCAGTCGACGCGTTTGGTCGGTGCCGATGTCCAGCACTTCGCACGCGTCCTGCGCGACGAACCATGCCGTGCCATCGTCATCAATGCTGGCCCGCACCTGGCGCCCCTCAAACTGGAAAGGCATCAGCCCGACGCCGCTGGAGGTGTTTTGCAAAGTCAGAATGCTTCCCATTTCAATCTCCTAAAAGCGCCGCTTCAAGCGGCATCCTTATAGACGTGTCCTTCGTCGATTCGCCGGCGCACCAGCGTCATCGCCGCGACTACCTCGGCCCGGCTGGCGATGTCCATCTGTCCATCCTGGATCGCGAGCGCCGCCTTGATGTCGGTAAGCGCTTCACCGTCCAAGCGGAAGCTCTTCGTTCGCGCGCTGCGAGTCTTAGCCCTGAACGCGCCATCCAGGGCGAGGTTGAAGGTCGGCTCATGCTCGGCACCGATCCCGGTCTCGCAAAGCGCGAGGCCGATGTTGAGTGCGGTCACCACGACCGACCACGCTTCCTCGGTCGCGGAGCCAGTTGCTAGTTGTTCCAGGTTGAGCCAGTACGCCAGGCCCAAGTCCTGCAGTTGTCCGTCGTTCAGTGGCGCCGCGTCCTGGCCGCGCGCATAGCACCTGGCGACGACCGTGAGTCCGCCGGCGATAGCTACGGGGCGCGGGCGGTATTTCTTGTTGCGCAGCTTCTTCATGCCGCCTCCCTGCATTTCTCGTGATCGTCACGGTTTTGGCTTTCGAGCATCGCAACGCACTCTGCAAGCAGCTCGCGCTCAGTGCCATACCGCGCTTGGAACGTCGCCTTGCGGCCGTGGACGCTGATGCGCTGGCGGATGTCGCTGTCGTCCTGCTGGTGGTGCGGCCCGCACAAAGGCAAGACGAGAAAGTGCGCACCAGGCTTCGTCCGCCCGTCAATGTGGTGCAAGCTGATGACGTGGTTCGCCCAGCCGTCCTTCAGACATGCGATGCACGGCAGCTGCCCCATGCGGTCCATGAAGCGCGCTTCCTCCGCGGTCGGCGGGCGGCCTTTCATCCCGCGCGACTTCATCGGCTTCGGCAGCTTCGTTGGCTTTGGTTCCCGGTTTCGCAGGAACGCTGCTTTCTTCTGGACTGCAGCTACGCGCAGAAGGCCGGCGCCGGCGGCCAGGGTCTTTAACCCGCCGCCGCGAGACATCGGCGTCTTGCGCGCGAGGGGCTTGCCTGGCTTGAGGGCCGAGGTGCGCATCATGCCGTTCTCCAGTTTCCGCTAGAGGGCCCGAACATACCCCTACAGATTATTGCTGTGATAACATCCGCATATCCGAACTTTCCACGCGGAAACTCATGAAAGTATTGTTTGGCGGTTGCAGCATTGTCGGAATTTGCTATGGCATCTACCTTGTGACGCAGATGTCCCTTATCGGCGAAATGATGTCCTCCAAAAACGAGTGCGAAACTGCGGCGTTGGACATCCTTAAGTCCCCGGATCCACTCAAGGCCAGTAAAGCGCTCGACAAAAGCTGTGCCCGGTTGGTCCGAAATGGCGACATTGCCGAGAAAGTGTTGAACAAGTTGCCATAAACGTGATGTAAGAAGGCCACCCATGGTTAAGCCTTCGTGTGGAACGAAACGTCGTTGCGGACCGACCACTCAGGAATATCCAGGCGGCTGCCGCGGCGGTTCGGGATGTTCTTCGGGCTAATCCCCTGGCTTGCGAACTTGCTCGGGCGGTACTGCGCCGGCGTGATCTGGCCGACCGTCTTGTTACTCGGCTCCTGCTCCGCGAAGTGCTGGCGGGTCTTTTCCGTGACGTCGATCGTGCCGGCCGGGGTCTCGCACAGCCAGCCAATGCTGAATGCGTGGGCGAACTTCTCCTGGCGGCCTTTCTTCGGCCCGCAGTCGATTTCCGCCTGCAGCACTTCCATCGACCGCGGCCCGGCGGTGTTGATTAGCTCCGCAGCCTTGTAGATCGCGCTGCTCTTGATGGGGATTGCTTTATTGGTGGTCATGCGACCCTCCGAATGGTTACTTTGGCTACCCAGCAGTCAGGAGCGTGAGGCCTGCCCTGCGGACGTTTGCAGGCTATGCAGCGCTTGGCGCCGTGGCGGATGTAGGTCATTCGATCTCCTTAGCCGCAAAGTCCATACGAGGACGAGCAGGCGGTCGGCTCGTCCAAGTCCGCCAACAGATCAAACTGCCGTCCGCCGCGTGTGGTCTGTGCCCATTCCACGACTTGCCATACTTCGTTGCGGGTGAAGATGGCAGCCGCCCGCTCGCCGGTCTGGTCGTCGACCTTGTGGAAGAAGGTGCTATAGCCGCGCTTACTGGCCATCGACACGATGCGTTCCCACTCACCGATGCGAATCAGGTGATGGCGCCGACGAACAGCGTGACCACGAATTTCTTTCTTCTTCGAGTTAATGCACGGTGCGCACCCCACGCGGTCGCAGTCCTCGGAATACAGTGGATTCGGGAGGCGGCCGCGCTGGTAGCAGTACGCGAAGACTTCCATCTTGGTCATGTCGACCAGTGGGCGGTAGATGAACATTCGCCCGCCGAGCGGCTCGAATTTCAGTGCATCGCGGCGAGCTAGCGATTCGTCGCGGCGCACCCCTTGCCAGCTGATGACGGTGTGACCTTGGTCGATAAGGCCCAGCTGGAACTCAATGGCGATGTTTCGCTTCAGCTCCTCGGTGCAAAACTGTGCCTTGCGGGACGGGAAGCGCCCCTTCCAAATACATAAGTCTAAGAACGCATTTCCGGTCGGGTACAGCACCGACAGGGCGCGACGCTTAGCCTTGTTTGTCCATCGCCGGCGTCGGCCGCCACCTACCTTGACTACCTTCTGCACCGGCTTACCCTTCTTCATGACGATATTGCCGAAGCCGTCGCGCTTCCACACCGGCGTTTTACCGTCAGCCTCGAACACTGGCTTCGTGTCGTACTCGCGGCCCACTCGCACGTCGCGCGCCACGAACTTGCGTTTGTCGGCGATCTGCTCGCTGAAGTCCGCCTTCAAGCGGTGGATCTTCACGCCGATTTCTCGCTCCAGGTAGTCCAGATGATCGTAGACGGCCTGATCCTCGTTGTCGGTATCGCAAAAAATGCCGATGACACGATGAGCGCCGAATCGCTCGACTGCCATCTCAAGTGTGGCCTGACTATCGATTCCGCTAGACACCGAGGCGACATGGATAATGCTCATACCCGCACCTCAGCCCGCACCAGGCCGTAGAAGTGCGCCATCATCGGCACATGCGCTGGAATGCCCTTGAGTGGACGCACCTTGAACGCAGCGTCGTCGAGCATGATGTGGATGTGCCGGGACGGGTCGATGACCGGCGCGGACGGCGCCCTCTTAGCCGATCGCGCAAGTGCCGCCGCCGACAGCTCGCTAAGGAACGCCAGCACCTCGGCTGCGCTTATCGTGAGGCGAATGACAGCCTCGCCGGCGATCATGTCGACTGCGTACTTGCCGCGCAGGTCGACCAGGTACTTCCGGGCGCCGGACGGGCCTACCTCCAGCACAGCCCCGATTTCGTCGCGCGTCATCGGCTTCACCTGCAACGCAGTGATCAGGGAGCGCATGCGCTCGATTCGCGCAGCAGTGTAGCTGTGGGTTACGTGGTGGGCGCGGGTCATGACGCCCTCGCAATCTGTTCGCGAGCGATGACAATGAGTCGGTCGTCGGCATGGTCGAGAACGTCGAGCATCAGGCGCTTTTCTTCCAGGTAGGTAGCAGCGAACTTCGGATCGTTCTGCACGATCGACGAGGTATTGCTGATCAGATCCGCAACCTTGATCGACTGGACCCAGCCTGGCGCAGCCGCGAGGCGCAGCCGGGACGCTGCTTTACGCTCTGCGCGGTTGCCCTGCTCGAGGTCGGAAAGCAGCATCACGCCACGGGCGACGAGAATACCGAAGCGCTCCGCGAGCTCGCTTTCGGTGACGCCCTGATCCTCAACGCAGTCGTGCAGCCAGGCCGTTGCGATCATGCGATCGACACGGCCTTCGACACCATCGACCACATCCCACGGCGCGTTAGCACTGGCGACCGTCGAGACGATGCCCGCGACTTCCGCCAGGTGATCTGCGTAGGGGTTGCCGGTGTAGCGGCGGACTTGGTCGGCATGGACTTGGCGCGCGAACACCATCGCTTCGAAGGCCATCATTGCGCACCGCCCATCACGGCCGGCGCCGCAGCTGCGTAGAGCTTGGAAGCCGCCGGCAATTTCAGCAGCTCAGCCTCGACTTCTTCCCAGTAGGCCTCGCGCGGATCAGTGGCGCTTGAAGCCTGTGCTTCACCGGCATGCGCCGCCGGATTCGGATTTGCTGTTATCATTTGTTCCTCACTTAGTTTCACCGCTTCAGGAAGCCCAGTTCCCGCTGGGCTTTTTTCATTTCTGCTGCTCAGCTACCCACTTCTCGTACCTCTCGCGGCTCATTACGTGGCCGGGTTCGATCGGTACCGCCTGCTGTTCTTCCTCTTGATCCATCTGCCTTCTCTTATTGACTGGCCTCAGTCGTGCTGACCCGGGCCGGGTTATCGTGGTATTGGTGGGGAGCGGTCTGCCCGAGTAGCTCGCGAATGTGTTTCGTCGGCATCTGCCAGCGCTCATGTATCCGGACAATCACCCGGTCGCTGACCCTTCGCCCAGCGCGGTACTTGCAGATGTCGCTCGGACTGATCTTCAGCTCCCGGCCAAGTGCCGCGTCACTCGGAATCTGGTATTCCTGGCGCAGCTCGTCGAACAGGGTTGATGCGCTCATGGTTCGCTACTCGCCGGTCACTTCGGCGCCGAACGGGCCGCGGAACTTCGCCCGACGATCGCCCATCAATGCGCGCAGTTCGCCAATGCTGTACCCCGTCTCCTCGTGCATCGAGATCAGGAGGGTTGCGCCGACCGGCAGGCGGAGGTTGCGCACCTTGCTGATCACCGGCGGTGCCACCTCGAGCACGCGTGCCAGGTGCGCATCGTTCTTCAGGCTCAGCTTTCCGATCAGGTGATCGAGTAAGGCGTTCGGGTCCATCACTGCCTTGACGCTGGGTTCTTGGGCTACTGCGCTCATCGTTGACTCCTTAGTTTTGGTTACCTGGATGCCGTGCTTACTTCTCGCGCTTACCGAAGAACGCGCGGCCGATCATGACCATCAGCGTCCAGCAGGCTGCGAATAGCCAGAAACTGGGCGCCACGAGGTTATGTGGGCCGTCGGCGTAGACCTGCGGCGCAGCCCAGCTCCAAAGCGACCACAGGCCCCACATCACGCCAAACCACATAGCCACAGCGAGCGTTGCGATACCGACAAATCCGACTACTTTTTCCATGCTCTTTCCCCCTAATCTTGGTTATTGGTGACGGCATGCCCCGCCGCCTGGGCGCTGCTTACTTCGAACCGGGCTTTTTCTCGGCCATGCCGGCCAGCGTGTCGATCAGCTGCAGCATCGGACGGATCGCCTTGAAAGCGGCGCCGCTGCAGGCGTCAACCTCGTGCGATTCGACGCGACCATCTTCGAGCGTCTTGTGCACCTCGGCCGCCAGCTCTCCTAGGCGCTGCCAGAGGTGGGTGACGTTTTCCAATACCGCCATATCGGACGCTGGCTGATCCTCCAGCTTGGTGCACACGAAGCCGTGGCTCTCTGCTAACGCGTGCAGCACGCGGTAGTCGCCGGTCATTTCCATCACCCGCTCGATGTCGTCGATCGTCACCACGTTGACGTCGTTGTTCGGGTTGGCCTTGTTGCGCAGGATCGTTGGCGACATGCCCAGGCGGCCCGCCAGCGAGACGCATCCACCTGGCGCGGCGTGTACGGTTTGATGGAAGGCGTCTTTGGCGTTCATTCTGTTGACCTGTCAAAAAATGATGTTTTGGAAACTTGCTACTGCGAAAATGCTTACATCGAAACTTCACAAACCCCGGAGCCCTACATGTCCAACGCCGCCTTCGTACTGATGAACTGCGATCTGGTCGCTGTTCCGCTGCAGCTCGACCGCGGTGAAGTCGTTACGGTCTATTGCGGCGCTCGGCGTGCGCGCGAACTTAGCGGCGCCTTTACTCGCCCTGATCAGATGCCCGACGGCGCTGAGCAGACTCCTTTGCCTGCTCGCCGCAGCGCTCTTCGTGAAGCTGCTCGAGGCGATCGCCGATGACCTTCGAAGGCCTGGCGCCACGAGTGCCGGCCAAATAAGCCGCAATCGTTGATTGCCCACACGGCACCAGATCAGCCAACTGCTGCTGAGTAAGGCCGGACTTGATCAGATCAGAGGTGATTTTTTGGGTGTCCATGTCCCAACAGTATCACGTTCGTGTTTGAACAGTCAACACCAACGTGATGAGAATCTATATTACATTCGTGATATGAGAACATTGGCAGAACGTCTAACATGGGCCCGTGAGCAGAAGAAGCTCACGCAGGAGGGCCTAGCAAAACTCAGCGGCGTCTCCCAAAGCACAATTGGCAACTTGGAGGCGGGGATCCGCCTTACTGCTCGCAAGATCATTGAGATCGCTGCGGCGCTCGACGTCGACCCAATGTGGTTGTCGAATGGCACCGGCATGCCCCGGCCTGGTAGTGCAGCTGAAGGAAGGTCGGCGGCCGTTTCGGTCGAGGAACCGCGGCCTCCCTACCTCGTGTACTCCAACGCTCCAACAAGTCAGGAAGAAATTGAGGACCCGTTTGTCATCCGCGGGCCCAGCATCTTTGTCGGCGATGAGCCGGACACTATCAAGGTTCAGCGCGTGCAAATCAGATTACGAGCGGGATTTACTGGCTTTGAGACGGTGCCGGAGATCGGAGACGGGAGTTACCTCCACATCCCACAAAAGGTTGTTGAGCAGCTCGGCGTCGATCCGCAGTTTTTGATAGCTACCCGCTCCGCCGGCTGCAGCATGGAGCCGATGATCTTTGACAACGAATGGGTGGTCGTGAACACGATCGATAGGTCTCCCGTCGATCGCAAGATCTTCGCAGTGAATTTCAACGGCGAAGCCTGCATTAAGCAGCTTCTGCATGAGGGCGGGCAGTGGTATCTCCATTCTCTCAACCCCGACTTTGGCCGCGTCAATGTCAAGAGCGGTCAATGCGAGATCATCGGGCGCGTGGTGTACCAGCCTGGCCGCTTGGTGACGGGCGCCTAGATGAAGGTAGACGCAGCTCTGGTCGAGCTTCTCGGTGTGCGCCTGGCCGTGGCATTTGTTCATGACTCCTGGGTGCGCCCTGGCGTCGGCGATCAGCTGATCTCGCGGCTAACGCCCTTCCTGCCGCCGATGCCGATCATGTTGGTTTCCGAGGATGGGCCTGCGCGCGCCTACGCCCCCTTCCAGACAAGGGAATTCTTTGAGCTTTTGCCGTTCGCACAAGTGCAGCGGTTCGAAATCGATCTGAGCGAAGATCTGGACGACGAGGAAGAGCTACCTTTTTAGGCGCTACGGCACGCCTGGATGCCGCAAAGGACCAATGTGAACGGACTCGCACGCTTGATCGGACTGTCTTTTGTCTTCGTGACGATCGCAGCCACCTCGGCACCCAAGTCGAAAACCGCGGTGCCGGCCAAGGTAGACCTGATCGCCCAGGCCCACGAGCGCGTGAAAGATGTGCTTAAGGACCCGGACTCCGCCAAATTCAAAGGCGACTTCGCCGGCAAGGAAGGAGCAGTCTGCGGCTACGTAAACTCCAAGAACAGCTATGGCGGGTACGGTGGTTTCATGCGCTACGTCGCCACTGCCGACCGGGTAATGATGGATGAAGGCGAGACTTGGAAGATGGATGCCAGGTGGTTTGAGGTTTGTGCTGACTTCGAGCCGGTCGCGAAGCAGTAAGCGCCGCGACGCTCCAACGCGTGAAAATTGGTGAGTATTTTGCCACTTTGACAGCGTATCATTCTCGGGCGAAACGGCACGCTGAGATGCCGCCACTGGGGATAACAATGAAGAAAATTATGGTTGCGACTGGAGTCGTCGCCTTACTTGCTGCGGGCGGAGCGTACGGATACAAACAGCACCAACGCAGTGAAATCCTCGCATCAGTCTCTCCGTCCGTAAAAAATGCCTCTATCCGAGTGTTGAACTCATCTAAGTTCGAAACCGAAAAGACAAGCGCCACGTTCAAGGAGCTCTTTGATAGGTTGGAGGCTGATACGGCCGAGATCGAGAAGCGCAACATCGAGGTCCAGTCCTTGGCGAACAAGGACAATGCGGAGATCACGGATCCAGCCGTCGCATATATGAGAGACTGCCAAGAATTCAGCCGAACCTTAAGCATGAAATACCGGAAAACCCTAGCGTTTAGCACTGCTGTCGATAGGGTTGACGATATCCTCCGCGAGCCGATGCCATCATCCAGCTACAGTTATGAGTACCGCAAAGAGCGGCGAGACAAGGCCATGGAGGAGATGAATAAAGCATCCGTAGAGGCGCGGGCAGCGAAAGTTGATCTCGCTGCGGCCACGAAGCACCTCAAGGAAACCAGAGCAAAAGCAGCTATCACCTTTCCTGAAGATGCTCTCGTATCGACCGCACAGCTTGACGCTGTGATTAAAGCCAACACCGAGGAAGCTAAAAGCGACAGCCAGGCAAAGCCCAAGAGCTAAGGCGTGCATATGCGAATCCTCTACGCTCTCATAGCGGTCGCGCTGTGCGCGCAAACCTCCCAGGCTCAGCGCGCACCGGACCCGGCTCCGCTACCGCGGCACCAGATCGCAGCGCCGGCCGAGAAGCCCAGGCCCGAGGAACTGCGCCGAATCCTTGGCGCCGAACCCAATGAAGCAGAGCTTCTGTCGCACCGCCACTACAAAGCCAAAGACGGACACGAAGTCCACTCGCCAGCAAAGTCGACGCATGACCAGGTGCCGGCCGGCGCCAGTGCGCAGTGTCGGGACGGGTCGTACTCGTTCAGCCAGCATCGGCGGGGTACGTGTTCGCATCATGGCGGAGTCGCTCTTTGGATGTAGACCCTAGGCCGAAAAGGCTCGGGAGGTCTCTGCTGTAATGCAACGCACCACATCTAAACTAATAATTTGTAAAGAAATATTGCCTAATGGCATAATGCGAGACCCTCATGACTCCGAACCACATACCGCTCGAAATCGTCGAGATCCTTCGCCCTGCTGAACAAGGTCGAACAGAGCCTTTTCTCTGCCGCGCGGAGGATGAGAAGTTGTATTATGTGAAAGGAAAAAAAGCGGGTGCTCGCGGGCAGTTTTGTGAGTGGGTTGTAGCCCACCTTGCCGAAGCATTTGGATTGCCGGTTCCCCCTTTTCGACAAGTTCGTGTCAGTCAAGAACTGCTTGATGAAAGCCCTGTCGAACATCAGGTATTGGGTCCAGGAGTCGCTTTTGCTTCGCTTGCCCGAACCCAAGCGCAATGGTTTGAAAATAGTTTTGTGTCAGAGGTTCCGGTCGATTTGCGACGTGCCGTCTTGGCATTTGACTGGTGGGTTAAGAATTCTGACAGAATTCATGACAACCCGAACCTACTTTGGTCGCCCGGCTCGAAGGAGCTAGTCGTTATCGATCACGCTTTCGCTTTTGACGATGATTTCTGGCCGACAGTCTTTTTGCAATATCACGTATTTCGCGAGGATTGGGAAGCCATTTCTTCTGACGCCACACTACAAGAAGAATATAATTCGAGAATGCAGGATGCTCTTTCAACTTGGGCTACCGCATGCGAAAATGCTCCTGACGAATGGAAATACAAAAAGCTAGATGGCGAAGATTTTCTCGACTGCGCTGAGGCGCTATCGATATTAGAAGGATGTAAAGATAATACATTATGGACAATCGTATGAACAGATATGCATGCAAATATGCGATCGTACGTTTCGTTCCGTTCCCCGAAACTGAAGAGTTCGTAAATATAGGTATTATTTTAGCGTGTCCTTTATCGGGGTACTTTGGTTTTAAACTGCAGCAGAAACGGCGTCATGGCAGAGTAACGAACTTCTTCTCGGACGTTGGAAAAGAGTCGTACAAAGAAGCGATCGAAATGTTCACTCGCGAGCTGTCTCGTGTGCAATATATCGCGCATAACGAACTAAGGGGAGCTCCAGACGAAATAAGGAAGCTTTTCGATGCTCTGGTTCACCCACGTGAGGCATTAATACAGTTCAGCAGTCCGCGGGCACGCATGGCAGAAGACCCTGCGCGCATCCTTAATAACCTCTTCGCCTATTATGTGGAGCGTGACTTTATTACGCCCGAATATAAGGAAACGATACTAGAGCGCCGGATTCGCAATTTAGTTCATGCCCTTGATCTACCGAGGCCATTCAAAGCAGTCGAGCTGGGCGATGAGTTTGCATCTGCCCTTTTCCCTCTGGTTCAGGAAAAGGGTGGCACCGCTGTGAAAGCCATCAAACCATTTTATCTAGCTCAACCAGAGCCATCAAAGATTATTGTTCACGGCGGCCTTTGGGTCGATCGGCTCAGGAGAATGCGCAGACGTAACACTTTGCCGCGTGCAATTATGTTTGCAATCGAAGCACCGCCTGCCGATGATTATAAGCGCTTCGCGGCATTTAAAGAGATTCGAGAAGACCTGGAATCCCTTGACATAATCACCGTGCCGGCACAAGCGGAGAGAGAAATCGTAGATTTCGCAACTGATGACCACCATCTGTTACATAAGCTGTGACTGATGTTTTAACTGGATTATCGTCGCAGCATGCTTTCGCGACCTATGTAGCGTCGGGCCTGGCGCAGCACGAAGCCAGGAAAGGCGGGCAGCTCAGTCGGTAGCTGGCAGCCCGCCAGCGCAGTGCGCTTGACCTTGGCGCGGTCGCTGCGCGCCTTCTCTTCCGCTGCACGCCGAGCGCCCTCAACGCACACCACTAGTCGCGTCAGCATTTCTTCCTCGATCTCCATGGCGCCATGACGCCGCGGCCAACCGGCTCGCAACGGGTACGGAATGCCCAGCAGCTCGGCCTCACCTTTCGTCAACGCCTTCGCTTTCACTCCCCGCTGCGCCAGGTAGCCCGTCAGGGTCATTTTTTGCGCCATTCTCGGCCCTTTTTATTTTCTCATCCTCTATAGGTACTAATACCAGCAATAAGAGGTACTGCTTACTGCAGTTATGAATTCAACCTCTAACTTCAACCCCTGGTTGGTTTTGAGGTAATCGGGGGCTGGGACGAAGACTCAGCTTTCCTATGCTGGGTCTTTACGTGGATATCGGTACGCCGTATCTACGACTCGTCAGCCTTTCCGGTCCACAGGTGCTAACTTCGCTGCCCGCGTGCGTATCTCAGACCATCCCCACAGTACGCCT